GCCTTTCCCGGCGTTTTCAGGGGCCGGGGGATACCGGGATACGGCCCGTATGGACACACCGGGGAGACGGACATACGGCCCCCGCGCGGGACGAGAGACGGGACGGGACGGGCCGGGCCGGGCCGGGACGAGAGACGGCCCCAGTAGGGACGGACACACCGGGGCCGGGGCCGGGGCCGGGGCCGGGGCCGGGACGGGGGCCGACCGGGACACATCAGCAGGCAGGCGGGACGCCCGCGCGTAGGGCGGCCAACAACGCCAATATCCGAGGGTACAAGCCCCAACGAAGGGGCGGGGACGGCCCCCGGTTAGAACATTAAGGTACATTCCGCACACGAGCTTTAGTAAGTCCCCCTCAGAATTTTCCCATCTGAGGTTAGAAAAATCGGTTTTTCAGAAGACGGTGGGGGCGGAGGAGACGACCTCGTTGACGGCTTGGAGGAGGGTGAGGCCAGCTCCGACGAGCAGGTGTTCTCCTTTCTCGTGGGAGAACTCATCTGGTTCTACGTCGTGTGTACGGCCCCCATCTGGACGGGCCTTGCGTGTGTGTTCGGGGACTTCCACGACGGTCTTCTCGGGAGTGGCTAAACGCATCGAGTGGGGAGTCACCATCTCGCCTCGCTCGTGCATTTCGAGGTCGCCGTAGACTGAGATTTTACCGCACGAGCAACAGAACACTTTGTAGTCGCCGTAGTGGAAGACGACGCCTGTGTTGTTACATCCGTGAACGGTGTCTCGGTTGGGGAGCTGGTCGAGCCAATCCGAGTCGATGCAGTCATCCAGATGAAGGGGAGTCGCAACTGGGTCTACACGTAGGAGGTCAGCGAGTTCTTGGATTACGGAGACGGAGAGTGAACCCGGCCCTCTCGTGTCGTGCGCTCCCCGGCTTAGCAAGTCATGTTTCTCATCAACCGCAACATGGTGGCTGTGTACCGGGTCGGGCATATTTGAATAGCAGACTATGTGGGTATTAAGACTTATCGCTGTATCTTCTTCTTAGGGTGCTATTCAGACGCATAGATTTTCAAGGGGAGATACTGTCCGATTATCTCCTAACGTGGTTGACAGGTAGTATATGAACACCCCCCTTCCTATATAAACCCTTTACCATTAATAGGAGTGTAGGAGTGAAGCGACGACGAAGACCTCCTACTACTGGCTTTCTTCTCTGGATTCTGAGCTGGTGACTCAGGTTCTTCTCTCTGGTTCTGTTTTACTGTCGGTTTTACTCGGGAGTTTCACTTTTCTTACCCGAGTTTTAGAGAAAACGACTCGATGCGGTGAATCACTTTTAGTATTACACAATGGCTCAGGCAGAAGTAACCGGCTACACGGTGCAGGAACTCGCGGAACTACGCCACGAGTATCTTTCCACACCGAAGGCCAAGAAGGGGATTCCCTTCGATACTGCTTACTGCCTTACACGAATCGGGAAACAGCCCGAGGACTACGACGGGCCAACACGATATTGCAGTAACCGCGTGGCGCGGCTTGACAACGGCGACCACGCTCATTCGTGCCGGTTTCATGGCGCGAACCAGAACGCGAACGGTAACAACGACAACCTCGAACTACTCGCGGCACTTAAACACGGAATGTACGCTACTGACGAACACTTGAAAGAGGTCTTTGACGAAGACGACCAGAAGCTCTACGACTTTATCATGTCGTGGGCGGATGCTTATGGCTGGCCGTCCAAGGAAGAAGACCCCGCTCGATACGACCTGCTCGAACAAGCGGCGCTCGGGCGCGTTCGCGTAGCCCGGTCGTCCAAATACATCCTCGATGAGGGTGAGATGGACAGGCAGGAAGTGTACGACGAGAACGGAAACCTTCGCGTTATTACGGATGCTCACGGTCTGAGCGAAGACCTCCGCCTCAAGCAGAAGCTCATTCTCGACATTATGAAGGAGCTTGGCTTGACGCCGAAGGAGGCGTCCAAGATGAACACGGACGAGAAGACCGCGAGCGCGACGGAACAGCTCGCCGCAGTTGCGGCGGAGGCTGTTCTTGGGGGTGGGGACGACGGCGAGGAACCGTCGTTCGACCCCGACGACGAAATATTCGAGAACGATGCCTGAATTGACTCGCTTCTCCCGCGACTACGACCTCGTGCTGGACGCCGAGGTGCATACGTGGCGTGAGGAAGAAGCCCACATGGACGTTGACCTGTACGAAGACCTCGCTCTCCGTCTTGGAGAGCCAATTATCGGTATGGTCGGGGGCGTGAACTACCAATTCCGCCCCTCAACGCAGGTTCTACGGGACTCGTGTGCTGTTCCCCGGAGGTTCCGGGGTCGGAGGGTCAGTGGTTCTACCCTTCTGGTGCGGCGGTGAATCAACTATGAATTGCTATAATTGCGGTTATCACGCCCCTGACAGCGGGAATTGCCCCACCTGTGGCGTTCTTCTCGTGGATTTCCGCATCGAGGGGCAGGTACGACAAGATGGACAAACCCGACAACTCCGAGTATAGCGTCTCTGAGGACGGCAAGCTCGTCCGAGAGGAGACTGAGGAAGCGAACTTCGAGGAAAATCTTACTTTCGAGGACTGAGAGTGACTGAACCCTGCGAAAACTGCGACTGTGGGCTGTCTGAGCCGGATTTCGAGTACGATACGGTCGAATTTGGCCTTTCTCTCCCTCTCGCGTCGATTCTGGACGGTCATATCCGTGGTTCCACGGACGTTGACCCCGCTGACGTGGAGAAAATCGAGATTTGCGGCGATACGGTCACGGTTACGGTCGGGTAGTCGTCTCACACCCCTCGATGCGGCGAATCTCTCTAAATGAACCCCTACGAGCCGGTTGAAGTGTCTAAATCCAAGCAGTACCCCCGAGGTGATACTCCTTCGGACGGCGAAGCCGTCGGATTGGAGTTTGGAGACTCTGGAATTGAGCCACCTCGGTATCTTATCGAGGATTCTCGGAACTGGTATGCGTGGATTGAGGCGCTAAACGGCGATTCATACGTCAATTTAGACTATATGCGGTGATTTCAGGGCCTTGGTGTAGTGGTTATCATCGGGCGTTTGGGACGCTCGGAGGCCGGTTCGATTCCGGCAGGCCCTATTTTTAGACTAACTTTATGGAGGAAATAGCTGAACAGTTCGCCTCTGAGAGCGATGCTGACGTTGATGCGTTGCTCGAAAGGTGGAACGGTCGCCCCGACCTTCTCGCTGAGGACATTCTCCGGGCGAAGAATCTGACTACGGACGAAATTGAGCCGCTGAAGCTCTTTCGACCGTATCAGCCCCGGATTATGCACGCCTACTTCTACGGCGATGCTAAGATTCTGAACATCTACAAGGGGCGGCGGATTGGCGTTTCCTACGTAATTGGCATCTGTATTCTGCTTGAGGCGCTTCTCAAGCCGGATACGTTCTACCCCATTCTCTCGAAGACCAAGGGGCAGTCTAATTCGAGGATTAGTGACATTAAGACGCTAATCAAGAACGCGAAAATCGACATTGAGCTGGAAAAGGACAATCAGGACGAGATTGTTCTCTCGAACGGCTCGCGTATCAAGGCGTACACGGGCGACCCGGACTCCGCTCGTGGTGAAGACCCCCCGAAGACGGTCTTCATTGACGAGATGGCTTTCCTCGAAGACCAGAGCGCCACCCTCGATGCGTATTTGCCGACGATTTCTCTCGGCTCAAGTCAGATGGTTCAGGTGTCCACGCCTAAGGCCCCGAACGACGAGTTCATGGAGGCGAACGAGCGTGGAACCGCCGATGGTCAAAACGACTTCGGGATTCTCGCGCTGAAACAGCCGACGTTCAGGAACGCAGACGAGATTCAGACTGACGTTTCGCTGTTCGAGCAGGACGTTGAACCCGTCCGGGGTGACTTCGACCTGATGGCGGCTGAGACTCAGCGAGCCAGCGACCCCAACGGCTTCGCACAAGAGTATCTGTGCCGCCCTGTGAGCGACGAGTACCGTTTCTTCTCTATGCCTACCATAGAGGCCGCGATGGAGCGTGGGGCCGCTCAGGACTACTCCTACGGCCTCAGGCGGTACGACACTCCGAACACTCTGGTTATGGGTGTGGACATTGGGTTCAATTCCGACGACACGGCGATTGTGGTCTTCGAGCATGAAGGCCCGCGTCGGTACTGCCGGTACAAGGAGGTCGTGAACGACCGCGTGCTTTCGCAGGCGGGAATCACTCCATCGAGTCGGCAGAACCCGGCGGCGGTGGCCGAACGTATCTCTCAGGTCTATCACTCGATGGGCGTTTCCAACGTCGTGATGGACATGACGGGCGTGGGACAGGGGTTCCACGACGAGGTTCGTCGGCGTATCGGTCGCGGCTATACGGGGTTCAACTTCTCCGCGAAGGACAAGGTGGAGAAGATGATGGGCAACATGAATTACGCCCTTCACAACGACCTCGTTACTCTCCCCGAGGACGATTCCCTCCGAGAACAACTCGGCTCGATTGTCAAACAGCAGAAGGAAGATTGGCAGAAGCCGAAGTTCACGGGGAAGGAACACGCCCCCGAGGGGAAGGACGACCTCGCTATGGCGACCGTGCTGGCGGCGTTCCCTCCGAACTTCAAGGCCGACAAGTCGCGGAACCTCCAACAGCGCGAGGACGTGACCCCTTCGGTTCAAGTGGACGAACCGCAGGAACGTGACGGATGGGCGGGCTTGAAGATTAGCGGCACGTCCGGTGGCGGTCGAGGTCGCGGCTACGCTCTGTCTCACGGACGCGAGAAGCGCGGATACAAAGCACGAAACAGACGCCGCTCTACGGAAAGACGGCGACGAAAGTTCTAATCTACTCTCTTTAAATGACTGAAGGCAATTTTGTTGACCCTCCGAGCGAGGGCGAGCGGTTGGACTTCGCCGCCGATTCCCCTAAGGGCGCTATCAAGGAGCGCGGGCAGGGGGGCGGCGGTCGGTTCTCCGGCCCTCGTTCTTCTGAGGCTCCGAAGTCCGAGATTCAGAAGAATCGGGACATAGTTCGTACAGACCCCCACGTTCACGAGGGGCTATATACACTCATCGACTGGCTGTGTGGTGACGGATTCAATCTGTCTCCCCGCAACGTCCCCGGAACGGGAGTGACGCAGACCGAGCAGGACATTGCGCCTATCGCGCTCCTGCTTCACAACTCCGAGTTTTGGCGCGTGTTCAACCAATGGGTTGAGTACGCGGCTCAGGACGGACACTCCTTCATGGAGCTGGTCGTTCAGGAGGAGCGGTTCCTACCGCGCGTCCTGCCGACCGAGCGGATGCACAAGAAGACCGACGAGTACGGGTTCGTGACCGAGTACGCTCTGGAACCGCCGGGTGGCGGTGGGCCGGACGACGACGCCGCGACTCGGTACAAGCCGCACGAGGTCGCTGAGCTTTGGTTCACGAAAGACCCCGCCGAGGACTTCGGGCGGTCGTTCGTCGAGCCGATTCAGGAACAGGCGGATATGCTCCGCGACATGGAGTTCGACTACGCCCGGTTCGTTGCGACGAAGGCGTACCCGCCCGTCCTGTGGAAGCTCGGGACTGAGGAGGAGCAATGGTCGGAAGACCAGATTGGCGGCTGGCTGGACACCGTGGAGCAGATTGAGCCGGACTCGATGCTGGCGGCTCCCCACGATGTTGAGTCCGAGGTCGTCGGCGTGACTTCTACTTCATCGACTGCGGGCGCTATGAAGTTGGAAGGGACGTTCGAGCATCTTCAGAACCGTATCGTCACGGGCCTCGGTATTCCGGCGCTCCTGATGAATATGGGCGGTTCGACCGGCGAAGCAACCGCCTCGATGCCGTCGTTCAAGCGGCGTATCAAGCGGCTTCAGAACATCATCAAGTCGGCTGTTGAGAATCAGATTCTCAAGTCGCTGATGGTTGAATCGTCGCTGGACGAGTTCGACGGTGTGGTTCCCGAGTTTGAGTTCGGTGAACACTCGTCGGCTGAGAAGCGCCTTGAGATTGATAAGCTCATCAAGCTCTATCAGTCCGGGTTCCTTACTCGTGAAGCGTTCGCGGAGCGGGCAGGCATCGACCCCGAGGTTGAACTGCCGTCTCCCGACGAGCTTTCGAGCGAGATTATTCCTCTGATTACGGAACTCGCCGGGCGTGGCGACAGGGTTCAGAACCCTGATGGTGGGCGTCCGACTGACACCGGGACTGGTGTAGAGTCGGCGGGCGGGGAGGTCAAGTCCCGAGAGTCGGGACGAGACAGCTCAAATGAGCGTAATCGTCAGTCCATTACGGAGGATGAAAACGCCTGATGCCCATTGACAAACCAGATGGGGACTCTGACTCTGAGGTGAAACTCCTTAAGAGTATTCTAAGTGAGATTCAAGACCTAAACTCACAGCTCGCACGCACCGACGAACGTTCTCGAAACAACCGCGCTCAGGTCGAAGACCTACGTGATAATCGGATTGTTCCGATGGAAGCGGCTGTTGAGAAGAACGACAATCGGAGTCGCCGGAACGCGCTAATTATTGGCGGGTTCGTAACTGCGCTGACTCTTTTCCTCGGCGCGGGAGCTACGTATCTCTTTACTCTCTTATGAGTCTCAATCTAACAGAAATCGAATTTTCTACGAGTACCGATTCCCCGCCGGACGACGGCCCTACGCCTGTCAGTTCCGACGCTCAGCTTGAGTTTACTGCCGGGCGTCACTACCCCGAGTCCGTTGACCTCGATGGTTTCAACGAGTACGGGGTGCGTGAGAACCGCGACGATGATGGCGAGCTTCGGTCGGTTGACGTTGTGTACGAAGCAATGGAACCCGGCCCCCCTGAGGAACGCAACGGAGTCCGAATTACGGAGAACTTCTTGCGTAAAGTCGCGGCGAAGGACTACTCGGGACAGGAGCCGTATATGCTCGGCCACTCCGACCGCCCTCTGGACGAGATTGGTAAAATCCAGAAGGTGTGGTTCGAGGAGTCGGTCGGGAAGCTGATGCTGATGAATCGGGTGTTCAACACGGGCGCTCCGACCCACGACGAAGTGGTGAAGCGCCTGACGTACACCCCGCCGACGATGACCGATGGTTCGGTCGGGTTCGGTAATCAGTACGAAGCCGTGGTGAACGACGACGGAGAGGCTGAACTCATCGACGGGGAGATTCGAGAGTTCAGTACCGTCCCGTTCCCCGGTGGGTACGATGAAGGTGGCCTCGGTCTTCCGACCGCCGCCTTCGCAGAACACATCATGGAGCAGGTGAACGTCGCTGTCGATGATGAGGACGAAGCCAACCCCCTCGATGTGGGGGAGTCCTCGGAGAACTCGGCCTTCTCTGCCCGCACGGAGACTATCTCCTTCTAACTAACTATGGATTTCCAGAAGGTTACTTTTGACACCGACCTCGATGAGATGGAGGCTGACGAGCTTGCTTCGCTCGTTCGTCAGTTCTCTGAGGCACAGGAACAGAATATTGCGGAGTTCGAGCAGGCCAGCGAGACTATCGAAGGTCTTGAGGGCCGCGTCTCGGAGGTTCAGGATTTCGATGCTGAACTGACCGAGGAGCTTGCCGAATCCTCGCCGCTTGGTGAGGAGGAGCTGGCGAACTTCTCTATCTCGCGGAAGCGCGAGCTTCTTGCTGAGTTCGCTGAGGCGAATGAGGAAGACGAGGAGGAGGAAGACGAGGAGGACGAGGAGGCCGAGTTCTCTGACATGGGCCAGCGCGGTGAGACGCACGACGAGGAGGCGGAGCGAGACTTCGCCAAGCAGTATCTCGGTGACATTCCGGGCCTCGGATTCTAAACAACTACAACTTCTAACATATCATGGCTAACTTCAAGTTCGCTAAGTTCAAGGACACGCCGCTGAACCGCGACGGTGAGACTCTGAACCCTGACATTTCCCTTCCTGTTCTGGAAGGCGATGTTGTGGGTCTTTCTCAGGACGTTGATGGGAACACCATCGTCGTCCCCGCCGACGCAGATTCGGCAAACGCACAGCCCGCTATCGGCGTTCTCATGGAGGACGTGTACGACCGCTCGCATTGGTCGGCCACGCTCCACGACAACGGCACGATGGGTCGCCGCCTCGATGCGGCTTACGACACCGAGCGCACGCAGGCCGGTGATGAGGTCACGTACTTCACGCACGGCATCTACCTCGAAGACGAGGACGCTACGGTGGACTTCACGCCGAACGAGCCTGTCTACCTCGGCGTGGGCGGCGGTGTGACGCAGACGAAGCCTTCGGCTTCGGGTGAGCTGGTTCAGTACCTTGGGGTCGCCGTCAACGCGACGACGTTCCTTCTGGACGTGAACCACGAGTACGAGACGCTGGCGTAGAGTACCAGCCTAAAGACTTAACCTCTACTTTCTAACTCTTTATGGTTAACCGCGAAATCTTCACTAAGGACGATGTTCCGCTTGTCGAGATTGCTGAGCAGACTCAGAATCTCGTCAACTACTTCAATGAGGCCGACCGCCCCTTCCGCGACCTGTTCGTTGAGCAGGTTGACCAGCAGACTTTCCTTCAGGAAATCGAGGCTGAGCCGGGCGAGTGGGAAAAGCTGAGCGAGGGCGAGTTCCCCGGCACGACTCGCGCTGACGACGACGACTACCTCCAGATGACCATTCGCACGAGCGAATACGGTAAGTCGCTCGGGTTCACTCAGCGGTTCCTCGAAAAGTCCACCTCCGACCACGTTATGAAGCAGGTTCGTAACGTCTTGGAGGAGGGCAAGGAGACGGAAGACCGCATCATTCACGATGTGATTTTCAACGGCATCGCTGACGGTAGTGAGCCGGTCTGGTTCGACGTTCCCGACCACGGCAACTACGGGTTCGACCGAACCCACTCCCACGTCTTCTCGGACACGGCAGAGCTGTTCGGTGACACTTCGGCGCACCGTGCGTCCGAACACATCGAGTATGCGGCTGACGAACTCCGTCACCACGGCTGGAACGGTCAGAAGGTCGCTCTCATGTCCATCGACCTCAAGCGTCGGCTCCGCAACGAGCTGTCGTGGGACATGAACTACCACATCCCGATGGCGACCGGGATGCGCTCGCAGGACGTGCGTGAGCAGACGTTCAGCATCGACGGTGTTGAGCTGATGACCACGCCGTACCTCCGTGGCGACGAGTTCTACGTTATCGGCGTCGGTGAGAATCCTGTCAAGGAATACATCGACCGCCCGATGCAGATTACCCGCCCCACGGGTGGCCCTGCGACGGAGCCGGGTGAGATTATCAACGCCAGCGGCACGATGTCGTTCGGCGTCTCGATGACGAACCCGCTCGGCGCTGTCCACTTCAAGGGCGACAGCACGAACTACTCGTAAACGGTCGAGTAGTCGAGTTCGACTTTTCTTTTTTTCGTACTTTAAATGGCAACTGACGATACTACACTCAAATCCGAAGTCCGGGCGTTCACCGGCATCGAGGTTTCTCGAATCTCCAATGAGGAGATGGATGCTGTCCTCTCGGACGCTAAGCGACACATCCAGCTACGCACTTCCCTGAACGACGAGGAAGTGGATTGGTATGGCGACCCGGCGCAGGAGGAAGCCCTGAATTGGGCGACCAAACTTTTCCTCAAGGTTGCCGCCGGAGAACTCGATTCACAGACCGTTCAGGCGGGGGCTATCGACCACAAGGCGCTTCTCTCGAAGAAGAACAAGGACGTTACCATTTGGTATCGCAACATGGAGAACGCCATTCGACGGATTACGAAGCCGGGAGCGGCGTTTGGTTCCACGTCGGTCGCCCGAACTGACCGGGAGTACGGCGGCGACGACGAGGATACCAGCGGAGGTATCTCGCTCTAATGTCCCGCCGTTCGGTTCACTCGGCAATCGACCGGCTTGGGAAAGAAATTGATGTTCTAATCGAAGCGAAAGTCGGTAGTGACGAGTTCAATAACCCCGAGTATCAATGGATTCAGTCCCACACCACTCGATGCGTTAGAACATATCCGAATCGGAACACGGAGTTGAACAACCGGGGTGGCCCCCGGAAGCAAGACCACCCGGTGTTCCTGTTCGGTCGGGACGACGCACCGGACTCGAACGCACGGATTCGTTACGATGGGACGCTCTATGAGCTTGAGTCCCCGACCGTGTACGACACGCACGTTGCGATTTTCGGAAAACTGGTTACTGAAACAGAATAACTATGGGTAGGGTAAAGGTTCGAGTCAAGGGCGCTGAGCGTACCATCCGTAACATCAAGAGCGACTTGAAGAAGGGGATGGACAAGTCGGCTAATTCAATCGCTGAATCAGGCCGCGATAAGGCCCTCTCCGTGATTAACGAGAATCAGGCGTACTTCAACTACGAGGTCGCCAAAGGGTTCCGAATCATCGACGGGCGAGACACCCAAACCCAATCCAGTATCAAGCTCATCAACGAAGCTCCCCACGCAGGGGCGCTCGATAAGGGCGTTTCTGCGGCAGAATACGCTGACGGTGGCCCTCCTGTTCAAGCCCTCCTTCCGTGGGTCGCACGGAAGATGCGTGGGTGGGATATTGGCGGCGGTGAAAGCGACGGTTCGAGCGGCGGCGACGACCCCGACCCATCCGACTCGATTGATGAAGACCGGGCCGAGGAAGAAGCGCCCGAAATCATCAGCGAAGAACGGTTCGAGTACGAGAAGTCTGGATTCGAGGAGGACATTTCGGCGTCCGAACTTGAAGAAGGAGACGTTCTCGACCTTCGCGGTGACGGGGTTAGCGGTCGGTACGTTGTCACGAACATTACTGGTGACTACATCGACGCGACGAACTACCGCGACACAATCAACGCGAATCTCGACCAGATGGTGTTCGGTGGGGGCTACCAGAACCTCCACGCCTACGGTCGCGTGGGCCACGTCTCCGGTTCGGAACTTTCCGTTGGAGATACGGTCTACAACAAGAACGGGCAGATTGGCGTTGTCACTCTCATTGACTCCGACGAGATAATCGTTGAGTTCGAGGATGATGTGGGGACGTATGAGAACGCGATTCGGCGTCCCACCAACGACTTCTACCTCGCTAACCCGGAGGAGGTCGTTGACGACGAAACCGACCCGTTCGACCGGGCGAGCCAGCTTTCCAGTATCACCCTCGATGGGGCGGAGACTGACGGGCTGGACGAGGATACGGCGGAGGCCCTACTCCGGCAGTTCGATAAGGTGATTCGGGGCCACAACTTCCCACCAGCGTCGAAAATCGTGACGGACGACACTCTGGATACGATTGACGACGCGGTTCGACCGGGTGGCGATTCGAGCGTTCTCAAGATTCCGACTGGACTCATCGAGCCGGGTGGCCGGATTGATGGAATCGAGGAAGCGAATGAGAACGTCGATTGGGACGAACACCGCCGGGCATACGGCGCTCTCAAAGACGGGAGTGGTGCGGAGTACGCGCTGATGCACCAGTACGGGGAGTACCTGTTCGATAACCTCTCCGACGACGCGAAAGCGTACCTCGCAGAGAGCAGTACCACTATCGACCTCGTTGATGGTGAGCTGGTTCCGTCCGACGAGTCCGTTCCGAACATCTGGAAGAAGTATTCCAGAATCGGCGGGGAGAGCCTAAAGAGCTACTTCGGTGAGAACTTCGCGGCCTACATCATGGACGACAACGATGTATTCCGCGAGGACTCTCTCACTCGTCGCTCCCGGTTCTTCGAGGTCGCGCTCGGCAACCCCGAGCAGTATTTCGACGTGGACGTTCCGAGCGATTGGGAGCGGCCCGACTACTACCTCGGCGTGGACTACGACGGCGAGCCGCTACGGGAATCCGACCTCCCCGATGGATACAGCCTCGCGTTCGAGAGGTCGTTCGGTGACATAGACGACTTCAAGCGGGGAGAGAACTACATCGTTCAGACGAGCGACGGTGAGCTGGTCGAAACGTATGTGTTCGAGCGCCTTCGGGCAGGAGAACACACTCTCGAACGGAACGAAGACCTCGTTCGGCTTGATGAGTCTGGTGGCGACCGGAACTTCTACTACTTCGGTGGGGGTGAGAGCTTCAGAATCGTCGGTCAAGAAACTGAAGACTACGAGTTCGCCCAAATCGACCGTGGAGACTACGTTATCGTCAAACCGAGGGACGGCTACGACGGCGACGGTGAGGTAATCGACACCCACTACGCTCGCGTGAGTAGTCGCCCCGGTTACGACGATAGGTTCGGGGACTACCTCGGTGAAGCGACCGACGTGGTGACGGGAGAAACTGTCCAGTTGGACAGGTACAGTTTCTACGGTCGTCGTGAAACCCACCTCGATGAGTGGATGCGCGACGTGGAGACTCTGGAAGACACCCCGGACTCGGAAATCCCCGAGAGTCTTACCACGAACTTCGACCCGGAACACATCGACTTGAGCTGGCGCTACGCTCACGAAGACCGCGACGGGAACGGCCCGGTGGTCTACATCAAGACTAAGGCCGGTGGGAAAGTCCACCCGGCGAAGGTCACGGGAGGTCGTGGTGACACTCTCAAGCTCGAATCCACGCAGGTTGACGAGTTCGGTGAAACGAAGTCGTGGACTCGGGAAGGTGACGGGAGTGGGGACGTTGAAATCTACGCATACTCCCAAGACTACGAGAACTTCCGTAGTTTGGAGGTGGAAGACGACATTATCATCGACCCGTCACTTCTTGACGTTGAAGACAATCCGTTCCCCGAGGACACGCTTGCGAGGGCGACTGTTGATAGCGACTTCAACGGCGTCTTCGCAAGGCCGTGGGCTACCTCCGGTAATGGTGTGAGAATCAACCACGAGGCGTTCGTGGACATTCGGCAGAACGTTCCGACTTGGGATGCTTACAACATCGAGGAGGGGTATCGGATTGAGTTCACCGTCAACGGTGAGACTCATACTGGACTCGTTGACCTCGTTCCGTACAATAAGCGGTATCAGGTGTCCGAATACAAGGTCTACGACGAAACCGCCGGAACGACCGTTCGAGTTGATGCTCGTGACATTACGAGCTACGAGGAGAGTGACTTCAAGGATAGAGTTGAGGACGCTCCTAACTTCCTAATTGACGGAACGGATTACGTCAAGCCGCCCGATGAACCGGGACAGGCCGAGAAAGGTGACGAGTACCTGCTATGGTCTTACCGGGAAGGGAAATTTGTGAGAGCGCGGGTTCGTTACGTATCCGACGTTCTTGGGGAAGTGAGGTTCGAGGTCATAGACGGCGACGATAAACCATACGAATGGACGGGGAAGAATCCCGAGTACGACAGCTCGCTGTTCCCCGTGAAGCCGATGGGGTACAAGTCAGACTAACATGGCAAGCGACGAAATTGATTCTCTGACTGAAAAATGGGGCGAGGATAACGTCCGTAAGGCGTTTTGGCTCCAGAATCACATCAAGCACCACGGCTTGAAGGGGATTCACTTCATGCACCCCGGCCCGGATGGGGGCGATAATGCTGAATCCCATATGAAGCAAGTCGGGCCGATGATGGCGAAACGAATCATCGAGGGTGAGATGGACAACGTTTACTAACGCTACGTAGCCCCTTTCTCCCCACTATTTTCTCCTATGTTTCCTAAAGAAGCAGTCACAACTCTAATCACGGAACTGAACGGTCGAATCCCCCCGCCTGTCCACACGGCAGGCATCGAGGAGGAACGACCGATTCCTGCGGTTCTGATTGACGGCGTTGACCTACGTAATCTCAACGTACACAATGAGAACTACGCTGGTTCTAAGTTTGATTCAACGACGGGGCACGAAGTTGCTCAAATCAAGCGGTTCTACTACACGCTTCGCTTCGACCTCGTTGTTCGAGACGACTCCGAGACGGGAGCCTACGATATTCTCACTCATTTGCAGTCTGCGCTGGCTAATCTGAGCGAGAAGCCGTGGGAAACGTTCCACCCGGATGTGAACGAAATCCGGCTTCTCAGTTCTGGTTCGGTGAGCTACACGTTCAACGAACCCGCTGAGACTGAAATCCACCAAGCCTTCGAGCTTGTATCGTTCTTCGAGACGACCGACGATAACCTCGATGTTATCGAGTCGTTCTCCGATTCAATCGAAATTTCCTAATTCTAACCTATGGCTGACTACGGCAACACTATCGAACCCGGTATTGTTACGAACGTCAACTCGGCGCTTGCTGTCACTTCGAGTGGTGGCGCTCCCGCTGATGTTGGACTCGTTGGACAGGCTGACCTCGATGCGGGGACGGCTCAGGCGAACGCTGTCTATCAGGTCACTCGTGCGACGATGGCTCGTGAGTGGTTTGGCGAGGATAGCCCCCTCACTCAGAACGTCCTCGATGCTCTCGCGGAGGGAGCCTACCCGGTCTACGCGGTCGCGGTTGACCTCGTGGACGTTACGGGCGAAGACCTCTCCGGTCTTGCCTCGAACACGGGCACGCTGGCCGAGGGGCCGGTGAGCGAGGACGCCGCCGATACGGTGTTCACCATCAACGGCTCCGACCTCACGACCGTTCTGAAGTACGAAGACCTCTCTACTCTCTCGCCGGGTGCTGGCGAGGTCTACGTCAACCCATCGACGCGAGAGTTCAAGATTGACGCTGACGTAACCGTGGGCAACACGGGCGACTCCGTGGACTACGCCTACGGCGACTACGTTGCGGGCAATCAGGCTCTTGCTGACGACGCTGGTGGCGCGGTGGACTTCTTCGTTCCGCTGAGCGAGGACGCTGGCGCTACGCAGGACGCACAGACCACGGTGGGTAACATGGCGAGCGAATACAACTTCGCAATCGCTATCGTCGGCGCTACGCCCGGCCTCGACCCGGCGAACTACTCCAACCAGTTCGACGATTCTCGCGTTCAGGTCGTTTACCCGGCCCGCAACGCGGAGGGCTACTCCACGCTCGGTTCCTACGCCGGTCGGCGTGCGAAGCTCGGTATCACGACTACGCCCATCAACAAGCGCCTCTCCACGCAGAAGTCGCTCGCTGTCAGTCTTGACCGCGCGGCCCGTGGTGCGCTGATTGACGAGCGCGTTGTTCCGCTGGCTGACGAGACGGAGGGCGCTCGGATTGCCGACGACGTGAACACCGTGAGCGACACGAACACGGACGAGGCGGGCATCCGCTTCGGCTTCACCCGGCTCGTGATGGACTACGTTATCACGGTCGTTCGCGTCAACGAACAGCCCTTCATCGGTCGGCTGAACAGCCGTGCGGTGCGGGCGTCCCTTGAGGGACTTCTGAGCAACCAGCTCAAGACCCTGAAGCGGTCGAACGCGATTATCGACTACAACGTGAACGTGTACCGTATCGACGCGACGAGCGCCGCCGTTGAGATTCAGGTTGAGACGGCCAAGCCGCTCCGCTTCATCGAGAACACGGTCACGATTGGCGCTTCGGCGTAAAGACTCAACTTCCACTTTTTAACTCATTATGTCTGCTTCTAACGTTGACCGGATTGAGAGCGCGGCGAACATCACTCTGAACATCTCGCGTGGCGGGTCGCAGGTTACGTCGGACTCCGTTTCGGCTCCTGCTGACGACACCGGGGGCTTCACGGATTCTGAGCGTGCTGACGTTGTTGACGCCGGTACGCTCCGAGTCCCCATCTCGCGGCTGGACACCACGAAGGACATTGAGATTTCCGAGATTCGGGAATCCTCGCTGAAGGCGAGTGGCTATTCGGTCACGTCCATCAGCTACTCCGGCTCGATGATGTTCAAGGGCGAGCGGGTTCACGGCCCCGACAACGAGCCGGTTTCCATCGAGTCGCTGATTTACGACGACGATGGCGTTCCGATTCCCTGCTCTGTCACCATCACCCACGAACTCTCTGGTAAGACGGAGACGTTCGAGGACGTTCTCGTGACCAGCGATTCCTACGAGGTTCAGTCTGAGTCTGAGACTGAGACGGCCTTCGACTGGATTGCGATGGATAAGGTCACGAAAGACCCCGAGACGGACTCTGAGAGTTCGTAATCGCGCTTCTCGCTGAATCGCTTTTCGACTAAATTTCTTTACACTTAACCTATTATGACTGACGAAACCGACAACGACAGTAACGACGTTAACATCTCGAAGCTCCGCGAACTCGCCCTCCGGGGGAAGAACTACCGGGAGGAGTTCGAGACTACCTACCTCGGTGAGAGTCTGACTCTCTACCTCAAGCCGCTGACGGACATTGAGTTCCTGCCGATTGCGGCGTTCCTCGAAGACAAGCTCGACATGGACGCCGAGGAAGCGAAGGAACGCATCGAGGAGGAGCGCGAATCCGGTGAAGACGACTCGATTGATATGGCGAACTTCGACGCGGAGTTCGTCGGTATCATGCAGGAGGCCGCCGCGAAGGGCGTTGACACCACGCAGGGTGACGCCGAAGGTCTGGACGAGGACTTGGTTCTCGAAACCATCCGCGACCTGATTGGTGGGAAGTCCATCGAGATTGCGGAGCGCGTTCTGGACATTTCCAGCAACGCGGAGGACGCCAAGAAGTTTCGCAGATAGCGGGGCCGCGAGCGTAATATTTGGCCTCAAGTCCGAGATTGGAGCTGGATTCGTTGGCTCAGACGACCAGCTCGAAATGACGCCGTTCCAGCGGCAGGTGTTCGAGGCCGAGAAGGTTCGGGAACACCGCGAACAGGAAAAGCAGATGGAGGCCGCCCGTAGCGGTCAGATGGGCGGTGGAGGTCGCACTCCGAACGCGGCTCACCCGAGCGTTCCTTCGAGTGGGAATAGCCGCTCTCGCCGCGAGACGGTACGGTATGTGAACGACAGTTCCGACGAGAATCCAGAGGCGAACGTCACGTTCGTTGACTAACCATGTCTGTTACTATTGACCTCGACATTCGTGCCGAGGACGTAATTGCGACTCTTGAAGGGGTTGAGGAACAACTCGACCGCCTCGAAAACGACTTCGATTTCTCGCTCGACGGCGACTTCAAGGCGCAGTTGGACGACATTATGGATTCGCTTGACAAGCTATCCGGTTCGCTTGTTGACGACCTCGATGAAGTTGCGTCCCGGCTCGAAGACCTCGAAATTGACGTTGGCGCTCCCGTAGGAGGGGGCGACTCTGGTGGCGACACCGGAAGTGATAGCGGAGATAGATATACGCCGGATGATTCCCGCCCCACGATGGGTATGCGGGAGATTCTGAACCGGGTCGCTGGTTCGGATTACTCCGGTACGACGATGGACGACCTCGCGGATGCTGACCTCGACTTTGAAATTAGTCGGCGTCAACGCATCGAGGGGTTGTCCAATGCCCTGAGCGACACGATTGGTGACGGCCTTCTCTCTGGATTCCTCACCAATAACACTCCGTGGGCGAAGTTCACGAGCGACCGTGACCGTGGACTCGCTACGTTCCTGAACGCGAAGGGACTCAATGCCGACAACCTCAAATTCGGTCGGCTTGGGAAGTCGGCAAAGCGCCTGAGCGGGCGCGTCAGTAACCTCCGGGGGATTATCCGTAGTGCGATTCCCTCGATGGCGAAGTGGTGGCAACTAATCGCGCTCGCACTCCCGGCGCTGATTACGTTCGGTACGCAGGCGGCGGGTGTCGCTGGTGCGATGCTCGCTATGGCGGGCGCTGGTGCGGCGTTCATCGGCCTCGGTCTTGCCGGTCACGGTAACACGCTGGCCGAGTCGATGGAGAACGCTAAGCTCGAAGTTCGGGACTTGAAACAAGACCTGTTCGAGACGTTCCAGCCCTCGATGCAGACCTTCGCTCCGATTCAGGGCGCGTTCTTTGACGTACTTCCTGTTCGGCTTCAGAAGGTCAACGACGAGCTGAAACAGCTTGCGGGAACGAGCTACCAGTACGCGCTGTTCGATGCTCTGGATGGAGCTACTGACTTCGCGGCTGAGTTCATCCGAACGCTTCGGGACATGGACGGCGTTGTGTCCCAACTCTCGATGCGGTTCGGTGACATAATCGGGAGCGCGATTCTCGACTTCTTCGAGTGGCTTGTGATGGAAGCCTACCAGAATCAGGAATCCCTGATTCAACTCGGGGGCGTCATTAAGTCCGTAGTTGAGATTATATACAATCTCTCTAAGGTCTTCGCGCACCTCGTTATCATCTTCGCTCCGCTCATCGACCTGTTCGCGTGGCTGACTCGTGTTCTTAGTAGTCCGTTCTACCGGGCGCTTGCGGCTGTGATAGTCCTGTTCGGGATTATTGGCGTCGTGATGGTGAAGACTATTCTCATCATCTCTAAGCTCCGTGTAGCAATGATGATTCTCGGCCTCACGGGGTCGGGAGCGATGGCCGGACTCGCTTCGAGTGCGGTCGGGGCGATGGCGACCGTGAAGGGCGCTGTTATGTCGGCGGTCGCGTCTCTCGGGTTACTTCAGGCGGCTCTGGTTGCTACGGGGATTGGCGCTCTCATCGTCGGTGGTGGCTACCTTGCCTACCAAGCGATGAAGCCGAAAGGCCCGCCCTCCGGGGGTGGCGATTACTCCGGCTACACGGGCGGCGGCAGTAACACGGTCATCAACGAGGGTGACACCTACAACTTCAACGTGGACGGTTCGACTGACGGGCCGACCACGGAGAAGATGATGGACGTAGCGAAGTTGAACAACAAGACCGACTCCACCCGGTCGCTCTCTCTTAGTGGTGGAAATGGACGATAAATGGTAAACGCATTTGCGAGTGTCGGGGGAGCTTCCGACACCTACATTGAGGAAGACCCCATCGGCGCTGGCCCTAACGAGGGGATTCAATTCAAGGTTATCGCCTTGGGACAGCCCACCGTCGATGAGTCTAACAGCGACTCAAGTGAGCAGAATAAGCCCGCTCTGTTCGAGTTTAATCCGCTGTTCTTCCCCGACCGCTTCAACCAGAAGTTCGACAAAGAACTTCGGCGCGAAGGTCAGCAATGCCGTGGTGAGGACGTTTCTATCAAGAATCTAAAGAACTCCGAGTTCCACGCAACCGGGGTTGTTCTTGAGGAAAACCTCCGTGTCGTCCAGAAGCTCGCTGAACACGATGGAGTAGTTGATATGATTACTCCGATTTCCCCGAACGGCGGGATGGAGTGTTACATCAAGGGCGGTGACGTTGGCGAGGTCGAAGGATGGAATCCGGTTGCTCGGCAATGGATGTTCACCTATACGCTCGACTTTGTTTCGACCGGCCTCGATGAGTTCGGCAACGATACGGAAAACGACGTGGTAAGCAGTATTCTTGACGGATGAATTGTGAAGACGCAAATATCTCCATAGCGATTCTGGACGACAGCGGAGATTTCCAGAATCCACTTGTGGAGATTCGGCCCTTGGAGTTCAATTTCCAGCGAAACCGAGGTGAGTTCGACTTCGTTCGAGCGAAATTCTCTCAGGGAGTTGCTGACCACATCCAATCTTCGGTTCAAGACGATGATGGCGCACTTCACCGCCGTCGTCCTGCTCTCATCAAGTTCGGGGATGTTATCGTTCACCGGATGCTCTACCTGCCCGACGCCGTTCAGTTCGGCTCGCAGAACGTCCACATCGAGTTGCATGACGTTCAAAAGCACCTCGATATTGGGGTTGTAGACTACCAGCGACAGAACGTTACTCTCGAAGAAGCCTACCGATACGTCTTCAATCAGAAAGACACATCAACCGGGGAGTTGTTCTCCGGTATCGAGTTTGCGGTTCCTGATTCTGCGTTCGAGCGGGTGATTGCTATGTCCTCGAAGAACGGACGCCGCCACTACGAACGTGCGATGGATAGGGAGTCGATGCGTGAAATTCAGGACGGGAACGCGCTCGGTGTTCTCGATAAGGCGAAAGCTCTGCGTATCTATGAGCAGGAAGAAAATCTGAATATCATCAAGTCGAATTACGCTCTCGACTTTAAGCAGGTCACTCCGTGGGAGGCTATTCTCGAAATGAACGAGAAGTTCGGAGTCACTACGTGGGTGGCCCCGGATGGGAAGTTTTGGGTCGGCAGTCGTGGTGCTACTGGAATTGACCACGTTGCGACACCAGACGACTCCCGAGTGTGGAAACTAATCGACTACAACATCACCCCTCCACGCGACCCGATTATGAAGGTCGTCGTTCGAGGGAAGATGATTCACGACCCGAACGAAAGTTGGGGTGAACAGCTCGGTGAGCTGGTGAATATGAGTCGAGGAACCAAGGACTTCCGCGCCGAGGGTGTTGCCGAACGTCCCGACCTCGATTTCGGTCGAATTGTTGAACCGGAAGACCTCGAAGTTGCGGCTGACGGTTTGGAATACGTTGCGAAGCGCCGGATGAAGAATATTCAGCGCGACCAATGGAGCGGTAATCTCGAACTTCTACCGTCTCACTCCGGTACTACGTGGACTGATATTCGCAAGGTACAGGTCGGTGATAACATCGTTACCGTCCCGCCTGAGAATACAGGCGGTGACTGTGATACGAATATTCGCCACGAGGCGTTCAATATCACCGGAGTAAATCACATTCTGAATGAGTCGGGAGAGTGGCTTCTCCGCCTCGATGTGGTTCCGCTCATGGACGGACACCTTGACCCGGAACACATCAAGTCCTATATGCGGTACTTCGACCCGCATAAGAAGGAATACATCTCGGAGGAAGCCTACGAAGCCGACAAGAAGGCAGATGAGGGGATTCAACTCTCCGACTTCATCTAATTATGATTCACGGAATAGCTACTTCTACGGATTTCAAGTCCGGTATTCTACTGGTTGACGTTCAGGTGGCACGAGCGGGGGTAACTTACAAGAACGTGCCCGTTCTCCACCAGTACCCCGGACACATACAGTCTATCACGGAGGGTTCTCGGGTTGTTCTCGAACAGACCGAGGATAATCTGTGGGTCATTCTCGGAGTCCTCGAAACAGATGATACGCTTCTGACTGAGAAGCCTACTGACTACGAGCAGGTGATGAAGTTCGATGATGGGACTGAGATGAGCGTCAAGAAAGCGGAGTCCGGCGACGGATACGACGTGAATATCAACGCATCGAGTCAGTTGAACATCAAGGCTTCCGGGGACGTGACGATTGAGACTGATGGACACCTTCAGTTCAAGTCGTCCTCTGTTGACTTCGATACCTCGGGTGGTTCTGCGTGAGCAAGAAGCTCGCTGTCCACGGTGCGACGTGTGAGGCTGACGGCCACCCTTCGGAGTGCCAAGCGGTCGTTTCTGGTTCGACGCAGGACGCTGACGGCGATACGTCTGTGACTATCAACGGAGTTCCTATCACAGACCACGGCGACTCGATGCACTTCGACTCTCATGCTCACGCATATAGCGAAGAAGACGGTTGTATCTCTCTCTCATCCCACGACCTCGTACCCGACGAGTCTCCCTCGTTCACGGTGAACGGTCGGCCCGTCGTTCGGGTTGGCGATTCTACGAGTGACCCCGGCGCGGGGACGGCTACGGTCGTTGATTCCGGTGGGAACGGAGCGGTAACGCACACGGAATAGCTCACATCATATATAAACCCTTTACCATTAATAGTAGTAGAGAACGCGCTTCTTCCCCCTTCTCATGCTGGATTTAGCCCTAAATAGTGACTTCTCTGTTTTTCTCAATGAGAACGGCGACCTCGGTACGGTAAGCGGGCGCGAGGAGTTCGAGCAGTCGGTTGTGATTCTAATGACCGAGCTAATGCGTAGCTCGGCTATCGGAGAGTTCGACCAGTCTACGATTGAGCAGAAGCTCAAGCTCGAAGCTACTCGTGTCGCTCGCAAACACGATTTCCTCACGGAGATTGCTAATATCGACGTTTCGCCGCACAAGGAGAACCCTCACACATACGTTGTTAGTATCGACTATAAATCAGACCGAATTTTCGAGGAAAATATTAGCGGATGACGATTTCTCAAGACGGCTCTTTTGACGGCGACACCGAGGAGGAAATCCTCGATGCGATGATTGCCGACGCGAAGCAGTATTGGTCGGATGACATTAAGGAATCCGAGCTTGCTGTAATCAGGCAGTTCTACCGGCCTATCGCTCGGCGTCTCGCACAGGCACAGGACGACATTGGACTTGTCCTCGAATCCACTCAGATTGATAACGCCGAAGGTACGGCCCTCGGGCTTCTGACGGCGCTTATCGGAGTGAAGCGACAGCCTTCCGTTCGGGCAACCGGAGAAGTCACATTTTCTCGGGAGAATGTCGCAGAGCTTGATTACAACATCCCGGCGGGGACGAAAGTTCAGACGGCATCAGAGCCACCGACTGAGTTCGTCACTACGCAGGGTGCGACTATCGAGCAGGGGACTTCGAGCGCAACCGCTCCGGTTACTGCTATCGAACCCGGTGCTGATGGAAACGTTGGCGCTAACTCGATTACTGTTCTCCCCGTCCCACTCGCAGGTATCGAGACGGTCACAAATCCGAACGAAACTGTCGGTGGAGAGGACGAGGAGAGCGATGAACAACTCCGCAAGCGTGCGAAGGAGGAGTTAGCGGAGGGTTCGAGCGCGACCGCCCCGGCGCTGGTGAGCGCGGTTCAGAACGTGGAGGGCGTCACGTCCGTCAGCATCCTCGTGAACGACACGAAGGACGACAACGGGCGAGGACACAACCTCCCGTCTAACTCCGGCGAGCTGGTCGTCACGGGCGGCACGGACGAAGATGTGGCGCAGGCTATCCTCGAAACGAAGGGGATGGATTCGACTCTCGTGGCAGGAGTAAACGGTGTGGCTGTGACGGGAACTACGGCAAGCCTCCCGAACGGTCAGACCCTCCCGGTTGACTTCTCGCGGGCGAACCCCGTGACCATCTACATCGAGGGAGATGTTCAGGTCGATTCCAACTACAAGAGCGACGATGACGTGCTGAACAACATCGTCGAGTATGTCGGCGGGCAGACCGTCGAAGGCTTCGAGCGCGACGGCAAGCTTGGCGTAACGGACGACGTTCTGTACGGCGAGATTGAGTACCGGATTCGGGAAATCCCCGGCGTGTACGACGTGACCTCCCTCACGGTGGACAGGGTTAGTCCCCCGGTCGGGACGAGCAACGTCTCGATTGGCGATATGGAGGAAGCGACGACCGACGCCCGTTCGGACATTACGATTACGACGACCGAGGTGTAGCTGAATGGCTACGCTTCACGACGAGATTGAGGAACTGGTTGACTCCCTTCCATCCTACTACGGGAATGGGGAGGACTCTGGTAACTGGAAACTGCTCGATGCGGTTGGCCGCCAAGTTGTAGACCTCGATGGCGACGTAACCGAGGTTGACAGAGAGACGACCGTTCAGGAAGCCCTCGACGTTGACTCGCTTGAGGAGCTTGCCGGAATGGTTCAAGTTCAGCGGTACTCCGGTGAGAGCCGCGACCACTACCGGGCGCGGATTATCGCGGAGTATCAGCTCAACACGAGCGAGGGAACCATCGAGGACGTTTTCAACACGATGGCTACCATCCTCGGGTGCGAAGTGGAGGACGTGTGGTTTCAGGACTGGCGGTTCCTCTTTGGGGAAGTCCACGACCGCACGGTGTGTTTCCTCGTCCCCTACGACGACGTTCAGAACATCGACCTCTCCGGCGAGGATATTTCTGAGGTCGCCCGGAAGCTCGCGCCGGTCGGGACGACGGTGAAGACTCAGTATAACGGCTCGCTCCGCTACAAGACGAAGGAGGACTTCGAGAGCGGGAACTGGAACGGTTACGAAAACGGCTACGACGCTCTTGACTCCGAGGGCAACCCGACCGGAACGGGCGGGACAAAAGGAGGACTGATTCAATAAATGGCGTACACTTCTAAGCTAAAGGAATGGGGAGCTACCGCTAACGAGCGGGCTGAGTTCCCCGATGGGTACAGGTACACGAAGGAAAACCCGCCCGTCACCCACTACGACAACTTCCTCGTCTACAATCTCATCGAGGACGTTCAGCACCTCGTTGACCTCACGAATCTTATCGACCCGGATAACGACGGGCAAGTGGCTGACGCCGAGACGATTCAGGGGAAGTCCCCTGAACAACTTGGTGGGTTCAAGTTCATTCAGTCGGACAACCCGACTGAGGATACTGCTGGCACGACGTGGTTCAAGAACACGAACCACCTTCTGTTCGTCGCTGACGGCTCCCGGTATGACGTATTCCCTGAGGTCGGCTATCAGGAATACGACTCGATGAACGCTGACGACCTGACTGTTCTCCACGAGACGGTTCCTCGGACGAAACTCACCGATGATGGGCGGATTATGCTCATCAACGAGCAGACCGTTGCTGACTTCGAGGATACCTACGAACCAAACCACGACGGGTGGGCGTGGACGAACGGTACATCGTTCCTTTCTGCTCAGTCTGGAACGGTTCTCTCGGGTACTCAGTCGCTTCAGGTTCAGGCCGCTGGTGAGAGGGCTACGCCCCACCTCACGAGGGAAGCTCCGATTATCCAAGACCTCGAAGTGGCGATTCAGGTAGAGTCCGACACCGCGAACATCAACGACTTCGTTGGTATCGAGGTCTTCAACGGTGAGACTCGGATTCTCCGAATCCAGTATAACGACGGTGACGGCAACGTTCAGCTTGAAACTGGTAGCGGCACTACCGAGTTGATGGCGAGCTGGAATGTCGGAACAACTCACGCTTACGAGTTCGATTGGGACTTCGGTAACAACCAGTATGACCTCTACATCGACGGGGTTCTCGATGGAACCTACTCGCTGGAGAGCGCGGCTTCTGGATGGGACGAGTTCCGGGTTGACAATAACGCGGCAAATTCCGGCAACACCCGTAATGTCTACGTTGACGACATTCACACGGGCGCTCGGGAATACGGTGAGGCACTAATCCGTTGCCCCGACGCGGACGAACGCATCGAGGCGTGGGACTTGGTTCGTCACACCAAGACGCTCGCTGGCGAGTCGGTAATTCTTGATGTAGAGGACGAGAACGGTACTGTTCTTCTTGCGGATGTTCAGGACAACGAGGACATTAGCGCACACGTTTCGGCTGACGTGAATCCGCAGTTCCGTGTGAGGATTAGTCGGGAGAACAACGCGAACAATCCATCCTTCGATGCGTTGTTCCGCAGGTGGACGATGCGGCCCGGTGACACGGGAATCTCGAACAAGGAGAAGGAGGAGTGGAAGTCGATGGATATGAGAGCGAGATACCGCCACACGCGGCTCGCTCGGCGGCAAGCCTAATCAATTTCTAAATTATGGTCAATTACGGAAGTGGACACCTTGGCGACGAAACGATTAGCACGGACGCTACCAAGAATACCCCAATTCTTGAGTACGAAAATCTAACAGTAGAAGAAGGGGCAACTCTCAGTTTGCCCTCCAGAGTTCGTCTGATGGTTAATGATACTCTTACGGTAAATGGAACCATCAGCGTCTCTAATGATATTTCAGGTTCGGGTGGAAATGCAAGTGGTGGGGATTCTGGAGGCAACCTCGAACTAATTGCCCGAACCATCGCCGGTACTGGACTAATAGAAGCAGATGGTGATAATGGGGATACTGCTAATAACAGGGGAAATCGAAATAACGGCGGAGCTGGTTCTGGATACAGTATCCCGACTACTGGAGCATCGGGTTCTGGAGGTAGCGGTGGTGGAGTTGGTGCTAATGCGGACTATGATAGTGCAAATGGATGGAATGGCCCAAGAAATGGAGGCGGGGCCGGAAGTCAGCACTCGTCCATCTATAATGATTCAACTCTGAAGCCGTACCTTGAGGATTACCTTCTCTCGGGAGCATATATTACTCAGAGTCCCATCGACACTATTCTTCCCGGTTCTGGAGGAGCTGGTGGAGGTGGTGGTGGTGAAGGTCTTGACGACCCCCACTCAAACAACAACTACGCAACTGAGCAAGTAGAAGTTGGTGGAGGTGGAGGTGGTGCTGGTGGCAGTTTCGTCTCTAAGGGTGGTTCTGGTGGAAATGGACACCACAGACGAGACTACGACCACAATATAATCTCCAACAACACCGACTCCAATAACAACAACACCGGAGGTAATGCCTACATAAAAGGCGGCGGTGCTGGTGGTGGAGGCGGTGCTGGTGGCTTTATCCTGCTCGTTTCAGAAGAAGTGGGTGAAGGAGTTACCTTCTCTGCCATTGGCGGTGACGGTGGAGATGGATTCTGGAGTCTTGTTGACGGTCGAAATGTCGAATCTGGTGGAAATTACAGCAACTTCCAGTACGAAGAATCCTCCCGTGATGGTGGAGGTGGAGGCGGTGGTGCTGGAGGCGTGATTATTGGGTTCGTTGACAAAACGCCTACTATTGAGCTTTCTGGAGGTTCTGCTGGTATTCCGGGTGGTCAGCGCAGAGATGGTTCCAACTTCAACTCCAATGCTGGTTCCCCCGGCCAAGATGGAATCACGTTCTTCTACGACATTAAGGAGCTAATCTAAAATGGTTCAAGAAATTACAGTTCTTGTAGTCCCTCCGGGCTACGACGGTAACGATGTGGGCGACCCCCGCATTGACGAAGTTGAAGTTGACCCTGAAGTCGAGGATGCTTACCTCGACCACCGGATTGTCTCTGATGAGGGTTCCTCGGCAGTTGACCGCGCTCTGGTAAATCGTGAGCGCAAAAATATGGTCGCTGATTCAATTCTCGTCTATCAGGAGGAGTCCTCGAAGGAAAATCCTGATGTTCAGGTTCAGCTCGATGCGCTTGAGCAGGCGGTGTCCTATATGTGGGACGTTGTGAGCGGCGAAGACGTTGGCTCTGAGGCTCAGCGAACTGCTGAAGCGGAAACTGGCGACTCGGTTGACGACTCTACCTCGGCGTAAGCCGGGGTTCTTTTTCTTTCTATGTTCCCAAGATTTCTACTCGATAGTGACGACGACTGGCAAGAGGGTCTACGTGCGAACCTCTACCCACTCCTGCATCCGTATCTAAAGCCGTTCGGTGGCTACGCGGTCGGTGAGACGCGACCGAATCAGTACGTCGGGATGTTCGACGAGGATGAGGAAAGCATCGAGGTGGAGTTGGTCGATGTGGGCTTCCGGCGGAATCCGATTGCGTGTTTCAAGTCTCTCCCCGATGGACGAGAGAGCGAAGGGTCGTGGGTTCTTCTTCCCGAGGACGCTCCCGACCACGTTGCTCCGGGGATGCAACTTCACGTAACAATGTTCGAGCGAGCTGATGGGCAGAAAGGCCGCGAGTTTTACGCCCACTACGAAGACGATTGGCGCTCGGCTCCGGTCGCTCATCTCCGCGCAAAGAACTTCAGCGCCGCCGCTGGCGTTGACATTGCGCGGGATTACTTGGACAAGGAGACGTTCCTTGTCCGGCAAGAATAGTAGTTAATCAATCGGCTATTTGTCTCCCTCGTGAGGGAGCATCCGCGACCCCGGCTTCGGTTGCCAGCGACGGTCGCGGTACGTGGATACGTGTGAGCTAAGCTCTGTCTGAGTCCGTTGCTGTTCGAGGGCTTCTTCTTCCGTCATCAGGCGCGAAGTCGCGTCAGTAAGCATCGAATCGCGCTTGAAGGGAATCACCTGAACGATGGGCGTACCCGCGTCGAGGATTCCCTCGAAGTCACCACCCGTCCACATGAACGGCGCGTTCACGTAGTTGAAGTAATTATCGAGGTCTACGACGCCCGAGAACGGAGTGAACTGCTGTCCCGGTCGGTTCATCGGATTAGTGATTAGGGCGGAGTATCCATCTGGAAGTTTCATACACCACCAGTTGTGGAACTTGAGGACGGGCCACTCGTGGTTCGGGAACATCTCACCCCCGACTTGATTGAGACTGTGGGATGATACGAGAGTTCTATCAAACTCCCATTCGTACTCTACGTACCCCTCATTCGCATTGAACATCACTTCTCCCGCAAGTGGAATAATCCATCCCATCGTCATTGCCTCCATGAATGGAGCGCACCGCTTGACTGTGGAACTTGATAGTGCGGGTCGGGTGTTCGTTGAATCTTCGTCGGGTTCTCTGCTAACGTACTGACCAAGTTGCTTGTACCAATCCGGCATCACCTTGTTCGCCGGAATCGGCTCGGGAATCGCCCCGTACAATTCTTCCTCGGTCACGAACTCGATGAGCTGGTCTTCTTCCGGTTCTTCCTCTGCTGGCGTACCGTCAGGACGAACTTTGGTAGAGAGGTCACTAACGGCGCTGGTTACACTCGAAAAATCCATCTTCACTCTAATAGACGTGAGACAAGGACTTAAAGATACCTCTTTGAGTCTTTAACACTCAACAATATGATACCTGAACTCGCAAACACGCCACCTCTCGTAGCGTGGCTACTCGGATTCTTCATGGCATTGGCACTCAAGCGCGGTCGAATCGAGCAGATAATTGACCGATTCCTCCCGACAGACGACTAACACTCTAAGAACAAAGTCGGCATCTTTAAGTCTTTAGTTGCCGTCTATTAGAGTGAGGAGCTTACGACGAAGCGAACCTAACTGGTTCACCTCGAAATCCACCCCACACTACCCAACTCGGTAGTGTGGGGCCTTTTTCCATCTAACTGATTCACTTAGTTGAGACTGAGATAGAACAAACACCTCGATGTAGTGAATCACTCTGAGTAGTTCACCTACTATATTACTATACACAAAATGTCCGTAGTCACTACTGAAACCGAAACCGAAGAACAGACTGTTGAAACCCCCATCAAGACCGCCGACGATTCTCTCACCGTAGAAGAACGCCTTACAGACAACGCTCTCCACGGTATTCTCCCGGCCCGCTACTTCCGCAAAGACTCGGAGGGTAACATCATCGAGGATGCTGACGACCTGTTCCGACGAGTCGCTGAAAACGTCGCTGGAGCTGAGAACGACGAGGACTTCGAGAAGTGGGCTGACGAGTTCCAGTACCAGATGGAAACCCTCCGGTTCATGCCGAACAGCCCGACCCTGATGAACGCCGGGACGGACATGAACCAACTCTCTGCGTGCTTCGTGATTGAACCCCGCGACGACATGGAAGACATTTTTGAGACGGCTCAGCAGGCCGCTCTCATCTTCCAGAGCGGGGGCGGCGTCGGCTATGCCTTCTCCCACCTCCGACCCAAGGGAGCGTTCATCAATTCGACTGGCGGCGAAGCGAGCGGCCCGGTGAGCTTTATGCGGGTCTTCGATGAGACGTGTAATCAGGTGAAGCAGGGCGGGAAGCGCCGGGGCGCTCAGATGGGTATTCTCCGCGCCGACCACCCGGACGTGGGCCGGTTCATCGTGGCGAAGCGGAACGAGGGCGACCTTGCGAACTTCAACATCTCGGTCGCTACGACGGACGCCTTCATCGAGGCAGTTGACTCACAATCTTCCTACACTCTCTACGACCCCGAGACGGACTACGAGGAGCCGTACACCGTGCGGGAGGCATCGGCCCACTTCTACTCCCCCGAGTATCAGGACAACCCGCGTGACGCCTTTGACGACGGCGAGGGCGCTATCGTAGAGGAGAACCTGTGGCGGGACTACGCCGACGAAATCGAGTGCGAGCTGTACGGCGAGCGCGTCTCCCTCCGCGAGAAGTGGGAGGGCCACGAGGGTCTTCGCCTCGAAGTGGGTGAGCCGATGGAGCTTCCCGCCGCGTTCATTTGGGACGTGATGATTGACGGGGCGTGGCGCAACGGTGAGCCGGGACTGTTCAACTTCGAGGAGTCGAACCGCCAGCACTCCTTCGACGTGGACGAGTACCCCGAGTTCCGAATGAACGCGACTAACCCCTGCGCCGAGCAGATGCTCGTGGAGTACGAGGCGTGCAACCTCGGTCACATCAACCTCAGTCTGATGCTGAACGAGGACGCCCCGACCTACGACGAGTTCCTTCAGGACAAGCTGATGGACATTGCGAACGGCGACCTTTCCACCCGCGAAGCCGTGGAGTGGTACTTCGAGGAGGTCACGAACTTTGAAGACCTGAATCGAACCATCGAGGCTGGTACTCGCTTCCTCGATAACGTGGTCACGCAGTCCGACTTCCCCATCCCCGAGATTACCGAGCGCGTCAACGGGATGCGGAAAATCGGACTCGGTATCATGGGCTTCGCGCAGATGCTTTTCCAGATGGGGATTCCCTACGGCACGCAGGACTCCTACGAGATGGCGCGGTGCGTCATGCGGTACATCGACCGGAAGGGAACGTGGGCGTCCCACAATCTCGCCAAGGAGCGCGGCGTGTTCTCCTACTGGGACAAGTCGAAGTACGCCGACCCGACCGAGTACGACGAGTGGTTCGCGGCCCGCACCGGGCTTGACCCGAACGACTGGAAGGGTGGGTTCCCCATCCGAAACCACAACATCACGACAATCGCCCCGACCGGGACGACCTCGATGATTGCGAACACGACGGGTGGGTGTGAGCCTGCCTACAACGTGGCGAACTTCAAGAACGTCAGCGAGGACATTCAGGGCGACGACCTGCTCGTGGAGTTTGACGACTACTTCCTTCGGACGCTCGAAGCGAACGACCTCGATGTGGAGAGCATCAAGGAGGAGGCCGAGCGGCTGATGCGGAACAACGAGTTCGACGGCGTTGACGACCTCTCTATCCCCGAGGAGATAGCCGAGATTTTCGTCACGACGCAGGACTTGTCCTCCGAACAGCACGGACTGATGCAGAGAGCGTTTCAGGAGTTTTGTGACTCCGGCATTAGCAAGACGGTCAACCTCCCGAACAGCGCGACCCACGACGACGTGAGCGAAGCCTACCAGCTCGCCCTCGATGCGAACCGGCGCGGCGCGGTTATCAAGGGCCTCACCGTGTACCGGGACGGCTCTCGGGACGTTCAGGTTCTCACGACGCGCGTGGACAACAATCTGGACGACGAGGGCGACCGCGACGACGACCTGCTCGAACTATACCTCAAGGGAGAGGTGAGTGAGAAGGCGGCGGTTCAGCTCGGTATCGTTGGCGAGGACGACGTAGGTTCGGACACGCTCACCTGCCCGGAGTGCGGTGACGGTGAGCTTGAGAAGACGGACGACTGTGCGGTGTGTCCCGAGTGCTGGTACTCGCCGTGCAAGTAGACTGAGGTAATCAGTTAGCAAGCTTCCCCATCGGGCCTTACGGCTCGGTGGGGATTTTTTGCGTTTCGGGGGAGAGAAAGAGCCTCGATGCGTCTGTTCACGAGAAGATTTCCTCGGGCGGGACGTTCCCGTTGAGGTGCTGTTGTTTCTCCCACTCGATTTCGCCGGAGATTTTCCCGTAGAGTTCTGCGGCGATGGTTCGGTCTTCGTAGTCGCGGTCGGGGTTGTCCTTGATGTGTTCCATTTCGTGTTCGAGGAACGCGAGTTGTTTCGGGGTCAACTCCATATAAAGAACCACACACCGTGGGTATATAAAACGGGGGGTGTCGGGTGGGACTTTATTTCCCATCATTCGGTTGTGGAAACGCGGTGATACACGCACGGCATACGGGGCTATACCCCCTATTTATTTATAAGCAGAGTTGGTAGTAGAGGGTACAGAGGCACGCAGAAGGGGTAGTTACCGGCAAAGGTAGCCCCTTTCAGGGCCGAAGGCCACCTCGGTAAAGCGCGTCCTTGGTAAGGACGAGAGCGGGGGTTCAAATCCCCCCTCAGGCTTTCAGCCTTCAGGGGGCTTCTCACCCCCTTTTGCGTGCTTCTTGGGAGCGAAAAAATGCACACCAAGAAAGCACTCTACCCACAAACGTACACCCCCGCGCCGTCTTGCGATTCCGTGAACTGTCAGGACACTATAACTCTGAACCCCGCGCGAGCGCGTATCCTCAACGGTGGTGTCCCGGCTTGAACCGGAACGACCCACTCGACAGCGTGGAAATGAGCGCGGCATCCGAGGATATACCACCCGCGCCCGAACCCATCGAGTTCGGCTTCCCACTCGTGAGCCAACGCTCGCGCGAAGACCTCGAACAGTTCGGCCTCAACATGGTACAAGACTACCACGACTTCAAAGAGGAAGTCCTGACGTGGCTCGGCAACTACGGGAAGAACCCCGACAAGTACGAAGGACTCGCCCGCACCACGCTTGAGTCCACGCACTACAAGCTCGAAACCGTCTTCCGCTGGTTATGGAAATACGAGGGCCAATACACAACCACCTTCACGCCCGAACACGCGGATAAATTCATCTCGCTGTTGAATCAAGCCGACTCGATGATTGACAGCACCGTGCTTCACCACGCCAAGGACATACGCCGGTACTTCCGCTACTGTAACCACGCGCAGGGCAAAGACTACGATTGGGAACCCGACCTCGAACTCAGTCAGTCCAACGGCGACGAGCGAGACTACCTCCGACGCGCCGCGTTCGAGCCGCTGTACCAATCCGCGCTCAGTCACTCATCGGTCAAGTCCTACTACTCGTGTACGCCGGAGGAACGCGCCGAGTTGAAAACCTACGTCTCTCAGCGCCTCCAAGTCCCGAAGGAAAAAGTCGGGGCCGACGAGTTCAAGCAAGCAAACTCGTGGAAGTACCCATCTATGATTGCGACGACTCTCGATACCGGGCTTCGACCCATCGAGGTCGGACGAGCGAAGGTGTCGTGGGTGAACCTCCAAGATAACGAGCTGAACATCCCGAAGGACGAATCCACGAAGAACGAGGGCCATTGGAACTGCGCGATTCAGAAGCGCACGGCGAAGGCGCTCGAACGCTGGATAGACGAGCGAGACGCTATCGAGAAGTACGACAGTCGGGACGAACTATGGCTCACGCAGAAAGCCCGCCCCTACAACTCCGACTCGTGTAACGGCCTGCTTGACCGAATCATCGAGTCGGGGAACGTCCCGATACCCGACCACCGGAAAGACGACCTCTCGTGGTACAGCATCCGCCACGGAGTCGCTACGTACTGGGCGAACCACGTCGGCCCCCACCACGCGAAAGAACAACTCCGGCACAAGAGCGTCACGACGACGATGAAGTACCTCCACTCGGACTCAGACACCCGAGGGAGCGCGGTCGAACAAATCTGGTAGGTCAGTCGTCGGCAATCGACGCGACCGACTCCATCCCCCGCTGATTCAATCGGTACTCCTTCTTCCGACCGTCATTATCGTGGGGTCGCTTCTCTATGACTCCGCGCTCCGACAGCTCCCACAGGATTTGGCTCACGTCGTCCGGGTCTATATCGCAGTCCTCGGTGAGAGCGGCCTTCACCTCGTTCGTCGTATGCCACTCGTCTCCATTGTGGTTGTAGAGGAACGTGGCGAGCTTCCGTGTTCGTGACCCCTCCTCGAAGGTGACTAACTCTATCCCTCCCCCATCCGGTTCTCCGTCCCTCTCGATTTCCTCTCCCGTGATGTATTCCGTGAGGTCAATCGGTGACTCAGCCTCGATTGTCACCCTGATGTTCTCGATGGATTCGTTGAACCCGACTTCCTCCATGAACTGATTGAAAGCATCGAGGGAGTTGTCGCCCGACAATTCCAGAGTCATAACCCCGTCTGATTGGTTTGACGACATAATTAAACGGTTCAGTACCCCGCCTGATAAAATCCGTGGCCCTCAGATGTTCCGCACTCGTACTAAAAACAAAAAAGCCCCCGACCACGGGGGGTCGGGGGTGGCAAACACTACTGCATCTTTAGAACCGCTACGCCGTCGCTGGTTTGTTCTGCTCGCTATACTTCCAGAACTCAGTTTCCTCAGAGTGTAACCGAGCGTGGTCAGACGCCGACATGAGACTCAGATTAGACGGTCTGTTGTCCCACCGAACGCCGTTGAGGTGGTGGACTTGATTCTGACAGACAGCCTCGAAGCCGTACTCCGCGAGCATAATTAACCGATGAATCGCAACCTCCCGCTGGACGCCCTCGTACTCATTCGTCGCTATCTCGTAGCCGTGATGCCAGCAATGACCGGCTGGACTTGTATCAGACGACACGTTACTTCTTGAAGTTCATCACGGGCCGGAGACGGTCAACGACCTCTGCGGTCGGCTTGATGTGTTCCTCGATGAGTTCCGGCGGCTTGTAGGCTTCCGGCACTTCGTCACCCGGCACACGGGCCGAGTACGTTCCGTTCTCGTACATCCGCTTGCGGGCTTCGTCGGCGTCGAACTGCTCGTGTGCCCATCCACGGCTACCAAGTCGGCCCGCTCCGTGGGGAGCCGAGTAGTTGTAGTCCGGGTTCCCGTTCCCGATACACAGAAGCGTTCCGTCCTCCATGTTCATCGGGATAGCGAACAGATTACCGGCAGAGGCTCGCGTGGAACCCTTCCGAATCATCATATCCTCGAAGTCCACGTAGTTGTGCGGGGAGTCGAGGAACTTGGTAATCGACGCATCGAGGGTTTGAGCCACTTCCTGAACCATCAGGAGGCGATTGAAGCTCGCGTAAGTCTGAGCGAGCATCATATCGTAGTAGTACCCGTAGGCTTCGCGGCCTTCGAGGTAGTCGAGGTCTTTGTTCCGGTTCGCGTCCGGGGAGTACGACTTGATTTCCTCCCCGATACGCCCGATTTCCTCGCCGTCGTTGTAGAGCTTGATTTTCTCCCAATCCGGGGAGCCGTCCGGGTTCGCGTAGTGCTTCAACCGCTCGCCCATCTCGCCCCACTTCACGTCGGCGTCACGGTGTTCGGTCGCCTTCTCCTGCCAGTACGCCGCGACCTTCTGACCGAGGTTGCGGGAACCGGAGTGAACGACGACCCACAGCTCGTCGGACTGCTCGGACTCGGCAATCTCGATGAAGTGATTACCGGAGCCGAGCGTTCCGAGGGAACGGAGCGCGTATCTCTTTCTGATTCCGACGCGCTTGCACATCTTCTCGAAGTAGTCCGGGCGGAACATCCCCTCGTCCCGGCTCTCGTAGTCGAAGTCCATCGCGTCGTAGAAGTGGAGTAGCTTCTCGTTGGCCTTCCACCACGGGAACGACCACTCAAGGTCAACCTCCGGCTCTTTGTGAACGCGACCAGTCCCCATCGGAATCCGGTCGCGCACCTCTTTGTTCACCTCGCGGAAGTCGTCTATGTCGGAGGGCTTGTCGGCTTCCGACACATCGAGGCGGGCCGCTGTCATTCCACAACCAATATCCCCGCCTACCGTTTTCGGAATCACGCGGTCTGTCAGAGGCATCGAGAACCCGACGATACAGGCAGGCCCGAGGCCTCCGTGACAGTCCGGCATGAACTTCACCGGGTTCTGGAACGCCTCGTGGTTAACCATCTCCTTTATCTCCTCTTGGAGTCCGTCTTCCACTTCTTCTTCTGGTAGGTGTACCTCTGCTGTCGTACTGCTTCCTTCTACAATCATTAGTTCTGTTTAGATAGAGTGTATAACTCTGAGTGTTCTACTACGGTACTGTCTTAGTTGAGTGAACAACCCTCGATGTGGTAAAACTCAAAGTAGGTAACTATCAGTAGGTAACTACTAAGAGTATATATCTAAGATAGATATTTCGCCCGCGTTATGCGCTCGCGCGAGCTTATTCGGATGTTTCGTCGTATAGTACCGATACGGTACTATATGACTTAAAGATGCCGATTTAAGTCTTGAGGGGCTACTGAGGCGGCTCCAAAAACCGAATCGGAACCGACCACGAACCCTTCAAGAACCACACGAAGAACCACGGATACCCGAACATAGTCGCCAGCATATTCAGAAGCGAAACCACCAGCACCGCGTAGAACGCTACCTCCAAGAACAGAAGCGAAAACACCTGAATCGTGAACCCGAGGTAGAACGAGTAGATGTAGGTGTTCTCAGTCTTCATCGTTCAGAGGCTTGGTGTGGTAGTTCACTCCGTGATAGCCGGTCGTCGGAACTGGCTTGTCGATACGCTCGATGAGCGGCCACGGAAGCTCGTACCGACCGAACAAGTAGCCGCAGACGTTCCCGTTGTGGTCAGTAATCGCCCGAACCTTCGCGTCGTCAGGAACTTCCAAGTCCATTGTCACACCTCGATAACTCCGATTCCAACGTCCACGGTTGGCGGCCAGTTGAAATCCTCGTCGTTCTTCAACCGAACGTAGTGGGCTACGTCTCCACCCTTCGTCCAGTAGAAATCCGTCTCGGAGTAGTGATATGACTGGTCTTGGAACAGCGGCGGAAACTCGAAGTCGGAGTCACCGGGTTCGGTAACGACCTCGATGAGTCCGTTCGTCACGGTTCCATCACAGCCCGCGCGAGCCAATGCTTCGCCGTCTTCAGCGGGTCGTCGTGCTGTCGGTACTCGGACTCGGAGATGCTGAACCGGATTTTGGAAACCGGGTCGTGAGCATCGTAGGACTTCAGGTTAGCCAATTCCATCGAGTCAATTTCACAACGCTCGAACACCACGTCCTTCGCCTCAGCCTCGAACTCGTTGCGGAGATTGTAGAGTTCGTGTTCCGTCTCAGGTGAGAGCGAGCTACGGGGTAGTTCTTGAAGGAGAGCGTTCAGGTGTCGGGCAATCCGAACATCCCGAGACGGCTCGACCTCGGGAACGAACTGCTTGAGCGACCCGACCTCGCCGGAAACGCCCTCGCCGTACACAGCTTCGTCTCCGAGTTTCGTCTGTTCCAGAAGCTCGTGGACTTGTTCGAGGCGATTCATTGGAAGTCCTCGTACAGCCGAGAGGGAGTCGGCCCGGTCTGGTCGTTGTATTTGTTCCCGTTCTCCTCAGAGTAGGCCACGTCCGGCGTCGTCTTCATATCGTGAAGTGCGAGCTGGCAAATCCGCATCCCGTCGCGGAGTCGAATCGGGTACGGAGCCGCGTTGAACAGTTCGAGCGTCACCTGCCCCCGGAAACCGGGGTCGATGAAGCCTGCGTTGTGGATGAACAGGCCGAGTCGCCCGACCGAGCTACGTCCGTGGAGGATACCCACCTTGTCGTCGGGGATGGTGATGTTCTCCTCCGTGTGAGCCAGCGCGAACTTGCCGGGAGAGAGCGAAAGCTCGCTGGTTCTTTCGTAGTGAGCCGGGTAGGTGTCCCGGTCGTCCACCTCGACCACTCCGGTCGCGGCGGGAATCTTCAGTTCGTCTCCGAGGTGCAAATCCATCGAGGCAGGCTCGACGGCGAGTGGCTTCCCACCGCCACGGGTCGCCCCGAGGTCGCCACGGCTAATCGCGTGCTGAATATCGTGCTGTGACAGAATCATGGCGCTCGAATCGAGTTGTTGTTCAGGTGTTCTTCGTAGGCCGAGAAGACGAGCGGCGACCACTCCTTACACTCATCGAGAACCTTCGTGGCGAACTCGCGGGCCTCCCATTGGGCCTTCATGTTCTTCCGAAGGTCGAAGAAGTGCATCAGAGTCCGAGCGTTCGCGGAGAACGTCAGGTCAACCTCAACGCCGATGGGGAGGATGAACCGGGCGTCCTCCTTTGCCATTCCCTCCTCGATGAGTCGTTCGTAAAGCTCCACGGAGTTTACGAAATGCCCCTCGAAGGCGTCGGCTCCCGTGAAGTCCTCGGCGGGGCCGTCGTACTGACCGAGAACCACGTCCTCGGCGGCGGGGTTGTTCTTGTCGCCCGGCGGGACGACGATGTTCTTCTCGGAGAAGTCGCAGTACCGCTGGCTCTGAACGTCGAACGACATATGGCGGTGTCGCGTCACCTGAGCCATAGCCGACCGGGAGAGTCCTTCGACCGCGAAGAACGCTTGGATGTGTTCAAACGGCCCGAAGTGGCCGCGTCGGAGTAGTTCCCCGAGTAGTTCCTCGTGGGTCTTCGGCGTCCCGGCGAGGGCGTCCTCGATGTTCTTTCCGACGAGCGATTCACTCATGTAGTCGCCGCGAGCGGCCATTACGGGAACGTCGTCGGGGTTCTGCGTGCTGTATTCCGTCTTGAGTTCGACTTTCATTTTTAGAGTTGGAGGGCTTCGAGGTCGTCTTCGTGGGCATCGACCCACTCCTCGTACTCGGCGTAGGAGAGGTCGCCGTCCAGCATTTCGTCCAGTTTTCCTTCCACGAGAGCGGCGGCTTCTTCGAGGGAGATGATGCGAACGCGGAGTCCCCGCGCCCACTCCTCCTGCTCGTCGGTCAGCTCACTCATGGTAGTAGGCGACAGAAAACTCGATTTCAGTCACTTCGGGTCGGAAGTGGTGGGTTTCGGTCAACCCCTCGATGCGGCAGTCCTCTCGTAGTACGTCGCTGAGAACGTCAGCGAGCATTGATGCAAGTTCGTCCTGCGTGGTAGGTGTAAGTCTCATAGATATGTCTCTCTGGTTCAGATTAGCGTACAGAACAGTCGCTCCTCACTCTATTAGACGGTGCGTAAAGACTTAAAAATTCCTCTTTTCGTCTTATCCGAGGATAGAGTAGCGGTCAAGACTAACCTGAGTCTGGTATTTTCCCTCCGGTGGGCGCTTTACGTGTTCAACCAATGCCGTCTTCAGCCACGACATTTGCTTGCCGATACCACCGAGTCCCGCTTCCTGAAAGGGGAACCCGAGCTTCGGCGCTACGCGGTCTACGTCGCTATTCAACTCATCGAGGATGCTGTCCTCCTTCCGGGCGGCCTTCCGAATGGCCTCACAGTATTTCTTCCCGGCGAGAACGTCCACTTCTTCGGCCCGCTCAAGTCCGATGAACGGCGACCGAAGTGAACAGAAGTTGCCGTGGGCGAGCTGGTCTACGAACACATCGAGGTCGCGGTCGTCGATGTGAGTCTCGTAGGGTTCCAATTCCTTCCACGGAGGAACGAAGCCGTGTTCGGCTGAGACGATTAGCCAGCGGTCGTAGAACGTCTCTGCGTAGCGGCGCTTAAGGTCTAAAGTAGTTCGAGGTGTAGAGGTCTTCGGCGCGGGAGGCTTCGTCGCGCTTGGCGGCTCCGCACCCGACGACGGCGACCTTCTCGCTCATCGTAGTTCCCGTCCGAGTCCGATTTCGGCGGCCTCGAAGTGGGACTCCATCACCTCTTGGTTGACTGCTTGACCCTGTTCGGTATCCAGTAAGCTGTTCAGTTTGTCTCCGACGTAGCAGGTTTCACACATTGGTTCGTAGTTCGTGGGTACGACGGTGAGATGGTTTAGCATACGATTCCTCAGCAGAACGCCGCCAGTCCGGTTTGGCTCTGACCCTCGATTGCGGCGTCAACGTCAATGTCCACCGCGTCGAGGATGTCCACCATCGGGTTCCGAACGAGCGTGTCCTGCATCCGCTTTACGTCCACGGTGAGGCGGTCACGGAGGTCGTCCAGTTGCGCTCCCCGCTCGAATCCAATCACATCGAGGGTGTCTTCTTCGAGCGTCGTGTGCTTGAGGTAGACCCGTTTGACTGTGTTCCCCTTCCCGAAGTTACAGTCCTTGATGAACTTGTTAGCGTAGAACGCCGCTCGGGGCGAAGCACCCTTCGGCGTTCCGTTCGTCCACGAGTAGTCTTCAAGTTCTTTTCCAAGACCGCCGGGGATTCCGATTAGGTCGAAGTCCGGGTTCGAGGCGTCGATGCGCTCGGCCCCTTCCCGAATGATGCGGCGAATGTCGTCGCTGGAACCACCACGGACGATGGTTTCCAGCGTCTCTCGCTGAACCTCCTTAGTGAGCTGAGCCGTGTTCGCCTTCTTACACGGGTAGCCGGAGATGGAGAGCTTACCCTTGCCGTCCTTGATTTGGGCGTCGTAGTCCATCCCCTCGTCCCACACCTTCACGTAGGCGTAGAACTTCTTTTGCCCGGACATGAAGAAGTGAGAGGCGTACATCTCAATCTCAATCTGGAACCGGCAGGGGTCGGTCGGCATCCCGTACTCGGCGGCCAGTTCGACGTAGACCTCGTTGTTCAGTTCGTCCGTGATGGATTCGGCTTCGCGGAGGCACTTCTCTTGCTCCCACTCCGGGGGGAACTCGATGTAGTTTGAGTCGGTGTCTCCATATGCCACATTTGCGACAGTTTCCTCGTTGACGTGCTTCGCCGTGCGCTTAATCACAGCCTGCCCGGTAAGGGTGACAGCGGCGGCAATATCGTCGTCGTAGAGGAAGAACCGAACCCATCCAAGAACGCCGTAGATAGAGTTAACTATCGTCTTCCTGACACTATACTCCTCGGCCCACTCAGCCTTCTTCTCGGCGCTCAGGGAGTCGTCCTTCTTCATCTCCCCCGCGTGTTCCTTCAGGCGGAGAGCTTCGTCCACCAGTTCGCGGAACACGCCGTCGAAATCGAGCCGGAAGTAAACGTCGTTGGCCGCCTTCGCCACCGGCACGAGGTCGCCGCCTTCTTCGAGAACAGCGTAGAGGCCATCGTCGTGTTCCTCCACGTAGAGCGGGTCAACCTTCGTCTCCGGGCTGGCGTTCAGCATCCAGATAGCGTTCGGGTACAGCGAAGCGAGGTCGATGCCGACCACGTTCTCCTTGAGTCCCTTGAACGCCGGGAACACGTAGGCCCCGTCGTACTTCTCGGTGTCCTCCGGCGGGTCGGCGGTCGGCCCGGCGTAGCCCTCTTTGTAGAGCTTCCGGCGAATCATCATCTCGATGAACTCGTTGTTCGCCGTGGTCTGCTCGAAGTCCAGACCAATTGTGTCACGGAGTGCCTTCTTGAACGCGAGAACATTCGCGGCTTCGTTGATACCGACCGTGAGGAAAACGTCCTTAGTGTTGTAGTTGAGGAACTTCCGGGTGTTCTCCGAGTATAGCTCGTAGAATCCCTTGTCCGTGTGTTCAATCTTCGCGTCTTCCAACTCCATCTGAGCGGCGTTGTCCAGCGCCCCGCTGACCTTCGTGAACTTCGTGTCCTTCCACGCTTCCATCAGGTCGTAGCAGGTACGTCCCTGAATCGTCGGGCCGCCGTACCCGGTGTATGCGTTCCCGGTGCGGGAAAGGCGGTCAGCGTTGACGCCGCGTTCCTTCATCCGCTCGATAACGAACGGGGTGTCGAACCCGTTGCTGTTCCAGCCAACCACGAGGTCGCTGTCCTTCTCGCTCACGTACTTGGCGAACTCCGTGAGCATCTTCCGCTCGTTCGGCTCGAACTTGAGCTGGTCAAGGTGTTCGAGGCCGAGGTCGCTTGGGTGGCTCACCGCATCGAGGTCGGCGTCGGGGAAGCGTTCCCCAAGACCGTGACCGTCGAGGTCGATGAACCCAACGTACTCGTCGGTGTAGTTGTCGTGAGCGACGATGGAGAGGATACGGGCCTGTCCGTAGTCGGGGAAGCCCTCACCCCGGTCGTCCGTCTCTATGTCGAACGTGAGAACACGGGGCGGCGCGTCCATCTCCACCGGCTCAAGCTCGTCGGGAGTGACCCTGCCGGACGGGGCGCGAACGCCGGTCTTGATGTTGTAGTCGATTCGGAGCCGGTCGGTGTAGTCCACGTCGGCTTCCCACGACTTCGAGAAGAACGACGCGACCTCGCCGGTCTTCTTCGGGTTGTTGACGATTACCTTCGCCAACTCGTCTCCGTCCACGAGGCCGGTGAACTCGGTGTCGTCGTACCCCTCGATGTGGTCATTATCGAACGGGTCTACCTTCCCCTTCTCCTCGGCGGGGACGTAGAAGTAGGCGGGGAAGTTCTCCACCACGATTGAGTCGTGCTTCCCTGCTTCGGTTCGACCGAACAGCTTGACCTTCGGGGTGTAGTCTTCGTAAATCAGTTCGGTGTTTGTGACGTAGATTTCCTTCATTTTAAACGAGGCAGGCGCTCCATCCACAGTTCAGGCAGGTGCGGCATCCGCCCTGCGGGGCTATTCGGGGGTTGTTACATCCACACGGTGCGGCTTGCTGGTGACTCTGGTTCTTACTCATCGCTGTTTGGTGATTTTGACCTCAGAACGCTCCCACGTTGTTTTCGCCGTCGCTTCCGGCGCGACGTGCTGTACGTCCTCGAAACCGTCTCGGTTCCGCTCGATGCGGCTCTTTCCTTCGATGATGGTGTTCGCTTCGGGGTCGTATGCGACGACCTCGCCATCTAAGAACGCCACCGGGTCGTACTCGATAACCCGGCTGTCGTCGCGTTCCACGATGAAGATGGACTTGACGCCCATCCCACGAACTTGATTCAGAACATCCTCGGAGATTGCGTACCCCGCGAACTTGCGGAAGTAGTGCTGGTCGGCTTCACCCTTCCCGTGTCGATTCCGGGGGAAGGCGGCAACCCGACCACGGTGAGCGTCCTCTCCGAAGTGGCCGATTACTACATCCGATTTACGTATCGGAGCAACGAGTGTCGTTTTCGGTGCTGGTGTTTTTGCGTAGTCGTGTAGTGTGCTACTCATTCTCTCGTTGTCGTTCCCGCATCGTCGCGTTCTTCGCTATCTCCAAGCAGAAATGGCAGAGCGACTTGCCGGGAATTGGCTCTCTATTATCGCACTTTCGGCATTTCGTCATGTCTCTGGATTCGTGCCGCACCGCCAGCGGATGCTGACGGCGTTTCGACCGAAACAGAGATACAGAGAATTAGAGATACGCCGGGGACTCGCCCCGATACTCGTCTTTCCACTCAGCGTAGCTGAGCGTGTCGTCGCGGTAGAAGTAAGCCCGACCGGGGAACGGGTGTTCCTCGTCGGGGCCGATACACATTTCGTCCCGAGAGGGAGGTCGGGCCTTCCGCTCGGTTTCGAGAAGCGACGGAGTTTGTGGGTGTTCGACCTCCCGCCGTCGCCGGTTTAGGAACGCGGAGTCAACGCGGTCTTCCTTGTTCCACGAGAGCAGGACGTTCTCCATCGACCGCTCGATGCGGTCATAATAGTTGTAGCCGTCCTCCCCCCACTTATCGCCCTGCCACACACTCCCGAATTGAGCCGCCTTCAACGGCGAGGCTGTGTCAACGGAGTGAACAGGGACGTAGTGGGATAACTCGAATTGTCGGTGGGGGCTACCACCGAGGATGTGAACGCTTCGGCAGTTACGGTATTCCCATACAGGCCACGGTACACCACCAAAGCGGTCTTGAGCGGGGAGTCCAACGCGGAACCGAGAGGGAACACGGTCGGGCTTGACGCCCTTTGGAACCACGATGACAACCTCTGCGTGGCGGCGAAGCTGGTCAGCCTTAGCAAGAGTAGAATTGAGGGAAGACTCGTCCTCAATATCAGGCGCAACAGCATATTTTGGCTTTTCGCGTTTCACCACATCGAGGTGGGATTCCCACTTCTGGTCGAACGGAATATCATCTTGAAGAAACGGCCAATCGACGAACTCCACCGGAATTTCCCTCGGTGGTCGGGCTTTCGTACTTTCCATCCCCACAAGCGAGCCACCACGGTAGGCCGCTCGGGGCATATCCTCGCCACCGCAGGACGTTACTATAACATCAATTCGGTCGGGTGAGCTGGTGCTGTCGCTGGTCGATGCGTACTCGGTGAGACTCATTAGGAATTGTCGGCTACTTCAGGGAGTGAGCGTGCTGTGCGTACAACGTATTGCGGATGGTTTCCGCCCGCTCCGCTTCCTCGTGCTGTCTCACCACACGCTTCATCTGAGCGTACTCCGTGAGGAACGAGGCGAGGTCATCGAACGATTCGTTGTGTAGGACGAAGCTGAGGTTTCCTTCGGTCATTTTCGGTTTTTGTAGAGCTTGTATTCGCGCTTCAGTACGTCGTAGATGGTTCCGAGTCCGTAGCTCAGGACGAGAACCCCGAGCGGAATCAGGCAGAGTCGCAGGAACGCTTCCTCATCACTCATCGACGCCGAGTTGTGAGGGGATTTTCGTGTTACCGAACGGAGCGCACCCCTTACAGTAGACGACCGAGGCGGTCGCCCCACGGTAGCGGGCGCTTCGTTTCTGAACCACGTAGTAATCGTCGTTCGACTCGGGGTTCAGGTAGTTGAACTCCTTTCCGCACTTCGTACAGTTGTGGGGGAGATTGAAGTCCATCAGGCGACCCCCGCCGCTTCGAGTCTGTCGTTCACCCACCGGAGGGTCGAACGCTCCTTGTCCGTCGTCGCTTGAATCATCGCCAGCGGAGCGTTGACCTGAACGGTCGCGGCTTCGTCAGCGTAATTCTCCCGGTCGGGAATCCGGCTGTCGTTCTCGATTTCTTCGAGTCGCTGTTCGATGCTGTCTTTCAACTCCCGTAGCTCACTCATTGATACTCAACACCTCGATGTTGCCTTGCCGCAGGTCGATTCCGTCTCGGATGATTTCGAGGGGGTCGTTGTGGAACCAGTAGTCGGCATCCACAGCGTTCTCGATTTCATCCGGTGGGTAGATTGTCAGTCGTTGCGTGAACTCTACGTCGAGTGTGATTCCATCTTCCATTAGTGAATCCGAACGAGGCCCCAACAGTTGTGACACTTCGTAGCCCACGTTTCGCCGTCGTGGTGGTCGGGGCTGATTTCTTCCTTGTAGTAGTCCTGTTCCTCAGGTGGACAGTCGCAATGGCTCATCAGTAGGGATACCAGTTCTTCGTTCGCTTGTGGTTCGTTATCTCGTCCTTCGGCTTCGTGGAGCCGTCCGGTTCCGCGAATCCGTGGTAGCCTTCACCGCCCTTCTTCCCCCACGTCGAGGCGCACTCGTCGTAGAAGAAGCACTTGCCGTGACCGTAGTGACAGAGCGGGCCGGTGTTCAACTCGTAGTTCTCCTCGGTCGGCTTCATGTGCATCCCGAGGACGGCTTTGCGGATGATGTGTCGCCGGTCTTCGTCCGGGTAGGGACTGACGACCAGCTCATCCTCTTGCGGGTAGTACCCGGCGACCCCGGCGATTTCGTAGTCGAGTTCGTTCTCGAACAGCCAGCCGTAGAACTCTCCTTCGAGGTAGATTCCCTTGTGGCGGTACTTCTCGTCCTGAACCTTCCCGGTCTTGTAGTCAACTATGACCACACCTTCGTCGGCTTCGATACCGGGGACGGTCGCGGCGTGGAGTAGTGCGTCGGCGTACCCCATCCACGGGAGTTGTCCGATGGGAATGTCGTCGCCTTCGAGTCGGCCTTCGACCTCTACCCCGAGGGGGAGCCACGCATCGAGGGCGTACTCCATCACGGTCTTGCCGTCGCGGGGGTCGTCCAGAGCGCGGAACTTCGCGGCGGCGTAGTCACAGGCCAGCTCCCACCGCTTGTCCTCGAACTTCCAGAAGTTCTCGATGTGTGGGTGAAGCCATTGTGCGTAGTCCTCCCACGGCCCCATCACATCGGCATACCACTCAGGGCGCTCTCCGTGTTCCTCAACGTACTCGATGAGGTTGAGGTGGAAGTCCTCGTAGGCCCGGTGAATCTGACTCCCCTTCTCCGTGTGGTAGGAACCGGGAGTCCGGTTGTCCATCCAGTAGGAGTAGAGGAACTTCCGAGGGCATTGGAGGTACGTCTTGATTCGTGACTTCGAGATGTGTTCGAGGCCGTTCTCGGCGTGGTCGTCGGGAACAGTCAGGTCGATTTCTCGCCCGTCGTCAGTTAGTGCCTTGCTCATCTTCCAGTACCTCTACGTGTTCGGTTATGTCCATCGCGTGAAGCTCTCCGTCTCGTGTTTTGAACTCGATTACCGCTCGGTCTTCCCCGGCGGCCCTGCGAAGAATATCCATCAGAATATCCTTCGTTTCCTGAGGGAGTCCGACGCTCACGAGAACAACGCCTCCGCTTGATTCTTCATCACACGGGGTTCCGGGTCGAACACGCCCTCCCACTTTTTGTTCCGCTCCTTTGCTATCTTGATTGCTCGCTCTATTTCGATTGCGAGAGCGTCAATCTCGTCGTGTAGGTCTTGGTCTTCTTCGTTCATCGTAGGTTGCTGGCGAGATTGACGTAGCCGAGACGGTCACGGTAGTCGTCCTCGTTGTAGTCGCCGCCCTGCGCTCGGGCCAGCTTGAACAACGCCATCAGTTCCGCCACGTCAGAGCTGGTTAGTTCCCATTCGAGTCCGTACTGAATCGAGAGGTAGGTTGACCAGTACGCGGCGATTCTGCTGAAAGAGTCCTCGGGAGGGCCGTGTGTTTCCGAACGCCCCTCGATGATTTCCTTCGCTTCTTCGAGCAACACTCCGTTATTTATCTCGTCCATGTCGTACTCGGTCGTATTTGATTTCGTCCACGTCCATTCGGTCGTGTTCTGTCGGTTCCTCACAGACCGGACACATCATCTCGGTCTGCTCACCCCTGTCTCGCTGGCTGATTACGTCCGTATCGAACGCTTGGCACTTGGAACACCGATACCGGAAGGCGTCCTTGATACCCCGAACTTGCGACCGGACGATTCGACCGCCCTGAATCTGCTTGAGGCCGTTCTCGTAGTAGAACTTGACCGTCCCATCAGGGAGGTTCATCACATCGACTACGTTCTCGTACTCCCGAAAGTCCGTGAGGTTGCCGTCGTCGTCAACCTGAGCGAGATGGATGTTGTGGCTGATTCCGTCTGTTCCGAAACTCATCATTGTAGTGGAGGGCGCTTACTCGTCGTCCGGTGCGAAGTACCCGGAGTGCTTACCGTCGCGTTCTCCGAGCAGTTCGAGGTCGCCGCGCTGAAGTCTGAGGTAGACGCCGAAAGAAGACTCCTTGAGTCCTTCCAGAATCTCTATGAGCTGTTCGTCTTCGTCGCCCTTCGCCATGAGAATCCTCTCATCGAGGGCGTTACTCAACTTGAGCGCCCCCGACTTGTAGGCGTCCAGCTCTTGATGAGCCGTCTTAATGTCGCCCACGAGGTCGGCCAGCGACTCGTCCTCGCCGCCGATTTCCACGGTCGTCTCACTCATCAGGCGTTTCAACTCCTCGGTCTTCTCGGTGGGGTCAGTCACGTCCATATTAGATTCCTCCTGCTTCCGCGTCAACACGACCCGCCGCCTTCGGGTCGTTCACGATTTTGTAGGTCGGTCGTCCTTCGTCGCAGATGAGGCCACACTCGGGACACACCGGCTCTCCGGTGTCTATCTTCCGAGCGGCTTCCTCACAGTCAGGGCAGGTGAGGGTTTCCTCAGTCACCTTCTTCTTGAGAACGCGACCTCTCGGCGCGTCGTGAGCGACGGGAATGAACTCGTCGTAGTAGCCCTCCATCAACTCGCCGTCAATCATCCGTCCGGGGTGGTAACGGCGGAGGTGGGTGGGCATCCAGTCGTACTTGGTTTCGAGAGCGAACTTGTGGAGCGCCCAGTAGTCGTGGATTCCGGGGCCGCTTTCGATGGTAGTGGTGTCGGCTCTTGGCTTCCCGAAGAACTCGTCTTTGTTTTCCATTTAGTGTCCTGCTGGTTGCGTACTGCTAAAGAGTCGGAGAGCGGTACATAACTCTTAAGATAAGAGTCGGAACTATCTCGATGAGTCTTTACGGCTGGTACTGAACGTCGTAGAGCCACGTCAGCGGGAGGGAGTCAGAGACGCCGTGGATTGTCGCACCCGGCATCGACCACTCGCTGATGGACTCCTCGAAGTCACCCGGCGGCTTGATGGAACCGGAGCGAATCACGGGAACGTTCATCACGCGGTCAACGCCCTGCGTGTGGTAGTGCCCTGCGTAGGCAATGTCGAAGTCGTGCTGAAGGAGCCATCCGCGCCAGTCGCGCTTCGAGGCCGCAGTCCCGATGTGTTCCGCCGCGTTCTGTCCGTGTCGGACGTGAGCGTTGTGTCCCCGAATCTCGAAGTTCGTGAAGCCCGTTCGGTCGTTACGGATGAAGGTGATGTTGTCGTACTCCGACGCCCGGACAACCGCATCGAGCATCCGGTACACAATGTCGTCACCATTCGCTTGTTGGCTCGAACCACTAATGCGAATCTCGCCGTGGTTGCCGGTCTGACACACCACCTGAACAGCGTCGAACTTCTCCGCGAGAATCCGAATCTGCTCGAAGTGAGCCTGAGTCGCAACGTCAATCTGCTCGTTCAGGTTCATCTCCATCTCCCACGCCTGCCCTCGGTAGATACCGGAGCCGGTGATAATGTCGCCGCCCATCACGTAGTGAACGGTGTGGAAGTCCCACCCGGCCTTCCGCTGTCGCTCGACCAGTTCGAGAGCCTTCTTCGTCCGGTAGCGAATCCGCTCAAGAGCGATTTCGGTGTTGAAGACCTCGTTCCCGAACTCGTCTTCGAGAACGTCTCCAATGTGGTCGTCCGTGACGTGAATCACCACGTCTTCCTCGCCGCCCTCGGAGAGCGGGACGGCGCTGATAGCGGGTTCCGTGTTGTTCAGAACCTTATCGAGACGCTTCGAGAGCGACCCGGCGGCCTTGTTCAGCCGCTTCGTCTTGGTGGCCTTCGTGGTGGAACCGTACTCGCGGGTCTTGTTCTGGTTCGTGGGGTGTTCCTTCTCCACGTCCCGCATATACGCTTCGACCTTCCCCTCGATGCGTCTTTTCGCAAGGGGAGCGCCCTTGCGCTCGATACTGCTGATGTGGTCGCGGGCGGTTGACTCGGAGAAGCCGAACTCCTCGGAGAGCTGAGAGTAGCCAGCGGGCAGGTAGTCGATGATTTCCAGTTCGGTGGGTGTGAGGTTCTGTTCGTAGTTCATTGAGGTACGTATTCGTTTTCGTAGATTCGGCAGGATTCGTCCGAGTAGTCATTCATTCCGACGCAGAACTCGCCGCCTGCGTCCCATACGTTCTGACAAACGAACGGGCCGTCGTAGCGAGAGATGAGGTCTTCAACCAGCGAGCGTGTCGTGGACTCGTTGTACCCCTCGATGGGGCGAAAGAAGTTCACGATAACCTCGATGGGAACCTTCTTCTGAATCAGCTCCTTCATCACGTTAATCTCCATCACGCGGCTTTCAGAACCGTAGGAGTAGGAGTCGTCGCGCTTGATGAACTCCATGATGCAGGGCTTGTTAGCGACGAGAAGCGGAATGTCGCTGACCTTGATTCGGTCGTTCGATTCTTCCCGGTATTTCTTCACGGCTTTCGGGTCTTTCACCGACCCACGGCGCTCGCTGTACGTGCTGTCACCACCGCTGGCGTTCCGCACTTCGAGAGCTACTTCCCGGCGTCCTGCCGCTGATGGCGACCGCTCCTTCACGGGAACGGGCCGGGGGCCGCTGGTAAGTTCGAGATAGTCGTCCGGGGTGAGGTCTACCAGTTCCTCGATGCTTACCGGGACACACCACGCGGTTTCCTCCCGGTGTTCAGCGCCGGGGTGTGGCGTGTTTGGATGCCGGACGAGTCGGGCGAGGTCGCTTGAGTCAACGTCAACCCACGGGTCGATGTTGATTCCACCAGCGATTTCGTCCAACTGCTCTATCATTTGGTTGCCGTACTTTTCGAGTCCACGCTTGAACTGAGTGTACGACCCGTTGGCTACGTCCACCGGCTCGAAGTCGAAGAATAGGTGGATTCCTTTGTGACCTGAGAGGGACGCTCGCCAATGCTGTTCTTTGCCGCCTTCGAGGATTGCCTCAGCGACCAACTGAACGCGAATCAGGAGGTCGCTCATCGAGCGTTTCCACGCATCGAGGGTTCGGTTTCGTTCGCGGTACTCGGAGTCAGCGGGAACGTCGAAGTCGATGAAGATAGTGTCTATCTTCGGGATGTTGTCCCCGTCGTCCGTGTGACCCCGAGGGAAGGAGTAGGTCGATACGAACCCGTCCTTTCCTGCGCGACCGGCCTCAAGAAGACTGCTTACCAACTCTACTCGATTGTTCGCCGGTTCCTGTATCCTAAACCGGGTGCTTACCCTCCGTGGAGCGTCCGGCCCCACGTCGGGACACCATACTTTACTCGCTTCCCATAGAAGCTTCTCGTGATTTCCCATGTGTGTGAGTGGTCATTCGGTACACCTCTCGGTGAAGCTCGTACAGCCCGCGCTCTGACACTCGGGACAGTATTCGGCAACACCACCCGTCGATGCGTCACAACATCGGCAGTTCCACCGACCGTTCATCCGAGCGTGCCGCCAGCGAAGGCTTGCTCCGCGTCGGACTCATCCTCGGCGTCGTCGGCGTCGTCGGAACCGCCACCGTAGAGGTCTTGGGAGAACACGTCTTCCTCCTGCTCGGTCGCGTCTTCGACCTTATCTTCGAGGATGTTCTGCTTCGTGATGTTCAGCTTCTCACCCGTGAACGGGTGGGTCACGAACAGGCCGTCACCCTCGCAGAACCGCTCGATGTATTCCTCCGCAATATCCTCGGGGAGTGCCTGCCGAGCGGTTTCCTTCGTGTCCTCCACGATTTCCTCCCAGTTGAGAGTCACGTCACGCTTCGCTTGAGCCGCGAACTCGGACGCCTTCCACATCACGGGGTTCTCGTTCTGGTCTTTCCGCACGTAGCCCTTCGTGAGCATATTGTTCAGCGCGGAGTGAACGTCCCGGTTCGTGATGTTGAAGCCACGGTCGCGCATCTCCATCTGAATCTCCGCCTTCGAGTACCCGCTGTTCGTGTCTCGAAGCATCGACAGCATCTCGAAGTCGATTTCTCGGAGGTTCAGCGCCGAGAGAATCATCTGCTCACCGAAGATTCGCATGGCGTACCACACGTCGGCGGGCGTGATTAGGAGAGTCGCCGTCTCCTTCCGGTCGGGAAGGGCGGGCGTCATTCGGTCTTTGTAGTGGAACAGAGCCACCGACCGGCAGAAGTCCAGCAGTCGCGGGAAGTCCTGACGGGCCTCCGTGAAGTGCTGAGGGAGCGGATTCTGGTTGTTCAGCGCGACCGACACCGGGTTGAGCGTACCTCCGTTCGGCCCCTCGTCGGAAGCGAACATCTTGACGGGGATGCCGGAGACGTACCGGCGAATCTCGTCGCGCTCATCCTCGGTGAAGTTATACTCGACGAGGCCCGCTTCCTGTCGTGCCTGCCGCTCGTTCACCATCTTCGTCAGCTCCTCGCTGGCGTCGATGGAGACGACGAGAGCGCGGTTCCGAAGTTCGGGGTAGTCGTTGAGGTCTACCTGCTCGTTGTCCGAAGCCACGAACAGCACGAAAGCGTCCGGGGGCTTCAGCTCGAACGACTCGGTTTGACCGCTCGTACCGAGAGCGCGGGAGTGGGTAGCCGACTTGCCCTCTCCGTGGCGCTTCATAATTTCCTCCAAGTGCTGTTTGTCTTGAAGTGTCGCAATGTCCGGGTAACGGTGGACACGGGCCGAGTTCATCTGGTCTTCCTTCATGTAGAGGTCTGTCTTACTGGTGGAATCGGGAACCTTGAACACGAAGTCCCCCATCGTACAGTAGTCAGCCGCGTCCACCACCATGTCCTTGCCACCTCGTGAGAGGCCGGTCATAGCGACGAACCCTCCGTTGAACCACGAGAGGAACACGGTCTGAAGGGTGTCTTCTTCCCCCATCAGCCCGAAGTCCTCTTTCATCAGCGTTAGGTCGTACAGGTTCGGAATGTAGGTATCTTCCATCTGGTTGAGAACGGGTATGTGCATTGCGAGCGTAATTTCAGGAACCTATTTCATGGCCTAAGCTCGGGACTATACTACTTCATCGAGCGGGAGAACAGAGCCTACTCGTCCTTTCGGACGTGCTTCTCCCACCGCTCCATGATGCTCCTCTCCGTCGCTTCCCACGCGAGGTCTTCCAGCGCCTCGATGACTTCCTCCGGGTCGTCAACAGGCTCGCCGCCCTCGTGGGGAATCTCGGCGGTCAGGAACGTGTGGGCCGTCGCTGGCTCGTACTGACCGAGCTGTTTCTTCTTGTCCGTACCGACCTGTACCTCCGTCACGTATTGCTTGGCGTCGTCCTTGTCCATTTCTAAGAGTTAGGGGCGTGTTTCCGAGTCTTTACATCCGACGCTCGATTTCTGCAACCACCGCATCGAGGTCGTAGTCAGCGTCACCGACTTCGCCGTTCACGAGCTGTTCGACGTTCTCCGGGTTCGTCTCGCCCGTGTTCGCCATGAAGTCGATAATCTGGTCAGCGGCCTGCGGGACACCCTCGGGAAGCCCCTCGTCGTCGCTCTCGTCGCCACCGAGCGAACCACCGGAGTCACCGGAGGACTCGTCGCCGCCGTCGCTGTCACCGCCGCCGTTGTTAGCGATGGTGATACCGGCCAGCGTCTCGGCGTCGAGAACCTTCGCGTCCGTGTATTCCACGTAGTCGTCTTCGCTCTCCGCGTCGTCCGGCAGGAAGCCGTCCTTGTAGTAGGAGAGGATGATACGGCGGCCTTCGAGGTCGTCGCGGAGTTCGAGAGCGTCCTCGTTCAGCCAGTTGTAGTTGTCGTCCTTGTCGTCCACGGCGTCGTGACCGGCGGGAGTGACGACCTTGGCGAAGGTGCGGTTCTTCGTCCCGTTCGAGAGCCACAGCGTACAGTTGCCGAGGCTCACCGGGTCGTCGCCCTCCTGAACCGTCTCGGAGAGTTTGTACGTGAAGTCGTTGCTCCCGAACTGCTCGTTGTGCCGGGAGGGAACTTCGTCGCCGCTCACGTCCTCCGCGAGTGCGCCGTTCTCGTCGGTGGCGAACCACGTATCCCACCCGAAGACCTTGACCGTATCATCGTCCGGGTCGCCGGGCGACCGCTCCATCACGATTCCGTCGATTACCTCCACGTCGTCGGCGTCCACGATGAGGGACTGACCGTAGGACGAACCCGTGTATTCCCCGAGACGGGAAATCTTGAACGAGATGAAGGCGTAGTTGTTCATCTTGAGCGAAAGGCGCTCCTCGAAGTCGCCGCCATTCGCTCCGCTGTTGTTGTTGCTACCGCCGCTGTTGTAGTCGGTGTCGAAAAGGCTCATTATGTTGAACTCTGGTTTCTCTGGTTCTGGTCGTTGGTCGGTACGTAGCCAGCTACGGCATAGGTATTTGCGCCGTAGAAAGTCTGGACGGACGGAATCGAACCGCCCTTGGGAGGGTTACAGCCTCCGCGTTCGCCTTGAACACTTCCAGAAATGGCCTATGATTGGGGGTGTCCACACCGCGTGAACGGGAGTGGCTACAAAGGTACGGCCAGCACCTCGCGTAGCCAAGCGCCGAGGACGGGACTCGAACCTGTGGCTACCTGATTAACAGTCAGGCGCTCTACCAACTGAGCTACCTCGGCAAGAGAAGGGGAGGATTGGGTGCTTGTCCTCACTCTATTAGATGTGGGACTAAGACTTAAAGATACCTATTTGAGTCTTAAGAGTCGTCGGGAGGGATACCCCGCTCGATGAAGTGAATTGGAAGTGGAGAACCGAAGCCGGGGAGAGAAATGATAGAAGACATTACTTATCGAAGCGGTTGACCCACGTAGAGAGATTCTTGACGGAGAGGCCGTCAGAGCGAATATCGTCAGCGAGAGAATTGATAGCAGAGAGTAGAGTAGAATCGTTCCACGAGGCGGGGTAGTCGAGAGAGATGATGTCCACCTCGTCGCCGTTGCCGAAGGGTTCGAGAGTCGCTTCGAGGTCGCCGGAGGTCTGAGTGTAGCTCATGCGGGAGTGTTGATGGGATTCACGACGTGGTTCGGCTCCGCAGAGGGAGCGAGCGGGACTTCCGGGCCGGTGGGAGTATCGAAGGAGACAGCGCCGACGCCACCCGCCGGAGGGAGGTCGTCGTCCATTTACTCCTCCGCGAGAGCGTCGAAGTTCGGGACGACCGTGCCGTTCACTCGGTTGCCGGGAACGGACATTCCCGTAAGCTCGAACACGTCGGCCACCTTTTCGATACCGAACGCATCGAGCAGGTCGAAGAACTCAGCGGAAGCATCCTCGATTCCATCAGGGAGGTCGAACTCCAAGTCTGCCGGGTTCGGGCCGTTCTCTGTGTACGTGGGAATGACCACGTACAGGTCTTCGGTCAGCTCACCACGGTCGATGAGTCTCGGCTCACCGAGCTGAATCTGCACCTCGAAGCCGGAGTCGGTGCGTTCCGTGATTGCGTTGAAGACTGCCTCCGCCCCACCGAGGTCGAGGTAGTCGTATTCGTCGCCGTTGCTACTGAACAGTAGGTTTCGGATGAAGCCAAACATAGTTTCTCTCTGGTTTCCAGCAGATAACCGCCGCTGGCACGGCTTAGGTAGCGTAGTACCGAATCCCCTATGACGGAGGGGAGAGCAACCGGCGGGAATCGAACCCGCAGAGCGTGGCTTTCGCTTCGCCCCCATTGCCAGTAGGTGTCGGTTGCGAGTCGCGGATTGCCGCGCCCACGCCCATCAAGGGGCATGGTCACGCGGCCTCCACCGGGGCGACTACCCGGCTCATGCGACCGGAGGGAATCGAACCCTCGTTGGCGGCTTGGAAGGCCGCCGTGATACCACTACACTACGGTCGCAAAACGGAGAACGAGCGTTCTACTCGTTCTTCATTTCGTACATCGTCTCCTCGTGTTCCAGCTCAGCCTGCCGCCGGAAGTAGCCGAACGCGACCACCGTAACCACGGTCACGAGGAACAGCCACAGAAGAATCAAGAAGACGACTTTGAACATCCTACTCGTCCTCGTCGTTCGTGTCCTTCACGAGAGTCGGAGTTTCGTCGGAGGGGAGGTAGATGGTCTTCCCGTCCGAGTTCTTGATTGCCTCGATGTAGCGAATCTGGATGAGTTCGGGGTTGTTACGAACGGACTCAGCGACGATGCGGTTCGCCTCTGCCTCACCGCGAGCCTTCTCGATTTCGGCGCGAGCCTCCTGCTTCGCCACCTCAACCTCGGCCTCAGCCTTCAGTTCGCGCTGTTGGGCGACCTCCTTCTCGGTGATGGAACGCTCGTAGGACTCGGGGAAGTTGACCTTCGTAATCTGAACGGAGTCCAGAACGAGTCCCGTCTCAGAGAACTTCTCCTCAAGCTGTTCACGAGCATCCATCGTAATCTCGGTCTGACCCTGCGACGTGTAGACCTCGCTCGTCGGCATACTGCCCGTGGTCACGAGCATCTGCTTGGCGAGCGTCGTCCGAATCATCCGCTTCTCGGCGTTCTCAAGAGTGCGGTAGTCCGTGTAGAAGTCAGTCACCGCCTCCGGGTCGTTCGGGAGCTGGTAGCGAACGGTCACGTCGAAGGTCGCCTCCACACCATCGGCGGTTTTCACCACGATGGGGTCAGCATATTCCTTCGCGCCCTCTCCGGGGTTCGAGGTCATGGTGTACGCCTGCTGTCGGGTGGAGAGCGTCACCACGTCGTTCTTGACGGGAGTAATCCAGTTTGCTCCGGGCTGAATTACCTCTCCGGTTGCGTCACCCCACTCGGTGACGACGCCGACGTTTCCTTCATCAACGGGGTTCCATGCCATCGCACCGACGATTCCCGACGTGAGAATCAGGAACGCCATTGCGACTCCGATTGCCTTCAGTTTGAAAGTAGTTAGTTCCATTTCGTAGATTTCTCTCTGGTCTGTTTCATAGAGCGATACACCGCATCGAGTTGGGAGGAATCGAACCTTCCCTCTAAGCGTACCAGCAACCCGGAAAAGCCACCGCAGGGCGGTAGCTGGACACCAACGAGTTAAACCATGACAGGACTCAGCCAAGCAAACGAGTCGAGGGGGCCACCGCGACCTCCTCACTCTATTAGACGTGGTACTATGACTTAAAGATACCGCTTTGAGTCTTTGACCCCGTGCTAAACAGATAGCAAAGACTTAAGCGAGCTAACTCCGTCTTTGTACGCATGGCGAAGACGAAGCACAAGAATCAGGAGAAAGTCGTCAAGTGTCCCGTGGAGGGATGTGACCACGAGGGCTTATCCCGTGGGATGCACCTTCACGTTCGTCAATCCAGCGGGAACGGCCACGGGCCGAACGGGGATGTACCCGAACACTTGGACTTTAGTGACTTGGAAGTAGTGGGGACAAAAGAAGTTGAAATGGATTACCCGTCTGAGCGCAAAGGAGAGGACGTAGCCCGTCTCTGCCCCTTCTGCCGACGCCCGTTCAGCGGGTATCAGGGAGTGATGATTCACCTCGGTCAGATTCAGGGGAAGGAGAACCACCCTGAGGACGCGACCGAGATGGTCGATAAGGGAGACTGCCCGGTTGCTCACGTCGATGAGAACCGCAACGTGATTGAAGTGGTCGATGAGGGCGACCCCGACCTTATGCCGTCCACGGAAGACCGACGCGAAGGCTCCATCCCCCGCGCCGATGTGATTGGCTACATCGAGTGGGCGGAATCAGAAGGCCATCTCACGGCGGCCAACAAAGCCCGTGAAATGCTACTCTAAGTCTCGATTTCGTCTCGCCACTTATTCGAGAAGAACTCCGTCTCGTACTTCCACTTATTGATGGACGGGTCGTTACGGTACAACTCGTTCGTCAACTTCACCATCTCGTAGAAGCCCTGCTTCGTCAGGTACTCCTTCTCCCGGTACGCCGGGAGGATTTCTCCCATGAAGATGGACGCCAGCTCGCTCTGCTGAACCAAGTACGGAGCCAGCGGCCCGTAGAACCGCTCGATTGATTCAGCATCCGAGATTTTGAACAGCATCGTCGTCCCGCTATCCTTGATTTCCCACCGGACTCCCTGTTCGGAACAGTATTCCTCGAAAAGCCCGAACACGGCGGTCTGTGGGTCGCTACGACTGATTTGAACGTATGGTTCTATCTTGTATCCTATCTTGAAGTCTTCATCCTCGCTTATTTCCACTCGGAACCGACCGAGTGAATCGACCACTCCGGCTATGTACGCTACGTCGTCCTCTTTCATACCACCCACTTTCGGGGCGGCCTGTGTTAATGTCATTCATTGTGCTGTCACCAAAGACTTAGAATCGGTATCTTTAAGTCCTTAGTTACCGTCTATTAGAGTGAGGAGTTCTTCCGAACGGATTACTACACAGTATAGTACCTACTCTACTCTAACTACTCTGATAACACTCAGTTAGCTAAAGAGACTCGATGTAGTAAACTACTATTAGTAATACACTTAGTAGTTATACTCTTAGTTATACTGTTAGGTCAGTTATCGGGGAACTCTACCTCTGAGATGATTCTAAATGGAAACCCTAACCGAGAAGCAACCACCTGAAGTCATTACTCCCGACACCGAGAACGCAACGTACTTCGACCCGAACGAACGAAACGCTGATTCTGACAAATTCAAGCGGCTGATGCTCTACAACCGGGGAACGTGGCTCGGCCCCGGCGAGGAAAACAAGAAGGTCACGCACCGACAGGACAACCTCGCAATCCTCGATTCCCTGAGCGGCCAGCTCGAACTAACTCCCTTCCAGAAGGGGAAAGCCCGACGAATCTATGATGCTCTCGACCTCCAAGACCTCGGCAAGCCTGCTTGCCTCGTTGCTTTCGGCGTTTGCGCTCTCGTTGCTAACGACGACGTTCACGACGGGACTCGCTACTGGCCGACCGCCAACGACACCTGCGAGCTGTTCGAGAACATCGCTGGCAACCTCGGGTTCACGGAGAATCAACAGCTCAGCATCATCCTCACCATCGACCACCGGAGGCCGGAATGAGCGAGTTCACCATTCTCCGCGACACTCGGGAACACGAGGGCCACGGTTACTGGTTCGAGGACTACCCCGTGAAGGTGAAGGAGAAGAAGCTCCGCACCGGAGACTACGCCGTAGAGGAACTGGGCTACTACGGCAAGCACGGAACCTACGTCCCCCCGTTCGCCGTCGAACGGAAGGCGAAGGGTGACTTCCTTAACTCCATCACTCACGAACGCGACCGCTTCGAGCGGGAGCTGAAGCGAGCCGACGATTGGGAAGCCCCGATGCCGGTCGTGGTCGAAGCCCCGTGGCTTGACTTCACGCAAGGAAACTACTGGCGGAACATCAATCCCAACTCGATTATCGGGACGGTGGAGAAGTGGCCGGGCTACTACAACGTGGACTTCTTCTTCAAGCCGACCGATACTGACGCAGAGAAATTCACCTACGAGTTCCTCAAATGGTGGAACAACCGTGGGTGAACGTGAACACCTCTGCCGACGAGTTTCTGCTCAAGCGTGATTGAATTACGATGCCGTAAAAGTCGCGTCTGACACTCTATGCTACTGCTCGTTACTGCCTGTACGTTTATCATACGTGGATAACTCTACGACCTTTCCAAGATGCAAGATTACTCGGTCGGTCGCACTCAACTTCTCGCGGATAACAAGGGGAGAACGCGGGACGGCTGTTAGCTTCTTTCTCGTGCTGTGCAACCGCTGGTCGATGAAGGTAGACATTTGGTGCTTTGTCGTTCTGTGCGGTTGGAAGGCTGTGCCCCTACGCTCGAAGAACGTCAGACTGCGCGGCTTCGAGCGCAGAGACGGCCTCATCGAGATAATCTTCAGCGGCGTGACCGGCAATCTCGTCGTGACCTCTCACAAGGGAGAGAGCTTCAATAACATCCGAGAAGAAATCCGCGACGTTTTCAGTATCCTGTTCCTCCACATCGAGTCCTGTTACGTTTGCCTGAATTTTCATTAAGCCGTTGTCACTCAGAGAAGCCGCTCTTTTTCCAGTTGCTTCTCAAGTTTTGCGCGTCGTTCTTCGTTTCGCTTCTCCGAGATTTCCTTCTGAAGAAGGAACACGGGAAGGAGTGCGACTACCACGAGGAACATCGCCCCGAATACAGCGAGGCCAGCCATCACGTCACTCATGGTTCTCAGACACCCACGTTACTGCCGTAGCGAGGGCGCTCATCATCTCCATGAAGTACGGCCCGGTCTGTTGAGGGAAGACGGGGTAGCCGTCCTCGATATACTCGTCGGGAGTCCCCTCGTTCACTATCTCGAACTCTCGAACGACGATGTTGTATCCCTCGTCGGGGTCGTCGTTCTCAGGGTACACCTCCACTTCAACGCACTTCTCGTAGTTGACGAGCCGGAAGTCGTATCCCCCGGTGGCCCCGCTGATTGGGACGTACTCCCAATCGTACTTCGTGAGGTCGGGGCCGACGTGGTTGCCGGTCGTGTCGGTCTTGACCGCCACTACAACCACCCGAGGTCTTCCGCAATATCCCTCCCGACCCTCGCCTTTCGCTCGGCGGCGTACTCATCCTCCTCGATGCTTTCGACCGCCGCGAGCCACGCTTGTCGGGCTTTCTCCTCGGGAATTACGGAGTGGGCGTTGCCCAAGTCAAGTTCCCGAACGTAGTAGTCGTAAGTCTCTGCTATCTCGGTGGACTCGTCGCCCGTGTTCGGAGCGAATCCCGCCGCGACCGCCGGGCAACAGCATCCACCAATCGTGTCCTTTCCGTAAGCGAAGTTCTTGTTTTGCGTACTCATTGTTTGTAGACGACCTCGTACTTGTTACCGACTCGAACCCGAACGTACCCGTCACCGTAGTCGTTCGGCGGGTCAACGTCCAGAAGCTCGATTTCCTCGAAGTCCGTGATTTCCACGGCCACCAGAGCGTCCTCGTACAGCCGCTCGATGAAGCCCCACTCGTTGTGGTGGTCTTCTTCCGATGCGAGGTAAGTCACGTCCGGCTCACCGTCGCGGAGCAGAATCACGCGCTCCACGTCGCACCGGAACCACCGGGTTTCCTCACACTCCCACCCCTCGCCGTAGCGACCTTCCGCATAGCCGCAGGCTTCGTGGAACATCGCCGCTCCATCCTCGAAGATGGGGCCTTCGGTGTCCCACCACTCGTGTTCGTGGGAGTGGTCGGGCTGATTGTAAGGCGCTCGGGGGTCGTTCGCCGCCCCCGGTGGGTAGTTCCAGCCGAATTTCCCCATTAGTCTGAACACCTCGGACAACTTCGGCGGCTTCCGGGGACGGCTGGCTCCCTCCATGTGAACCCGCAACTGAAACAGCGGCGCTCTCGGTCGTTCGGGTTGTTACTCCGCATTAGTCACCTCCGCTCGGGGCGTCGAGGACGGCCCGTAGCTCAGGATAGCCGAGAACGAGAGGGACTTTCGCTGACCACGATTCAGGTCGTGCTTCTCGGCGTGTTTCTCGACGATTTCTGTCTGCCGGTCGCCATCGAGGTAGTGTTCCGAGTACCACCCGGAACCGTACTCGTCGGGGTTTTCCAGCACATCATCGAAATCGAGGGGCGGTTCTGCCTCCGCGTACATCTCACGGAGAACATCGTTGAGGACTTCTCGTAGGTTTGTCATAGGCTGAATCGCTCGTTCCACCGGGGATTGTCCATGAACGTCGTACCACAGTCGGGACACTCGAACGTCGTCTCACGTCCGTCCTGTAACACGGCTGTACCGGGGCAGTTGACGCAGGAGCGTGTCTCTGCCATCACTTACTTGTAGACGACCGGGGCGATTGCGAGGTACTTCTCGGAGTCCTCGGGCTTCACCACGAGAATGAAGTTCCACTCGGGGTGGATGAACAGCGCCTCCGTGTTCTCCCGAAGGTTCACGTCGAAGAACTCCTCGGCGTGGTCGAAGTAGGAGAACTGAACGCGAGTCTTCTTGCTCTCGTCGCCCTCCTCTGGGTAGAGGTCAACGTAGTGGCCGTTGTCCGTTCGCTGAACGTCCACCGGGTGTTCCGACGCGAGCTGGTAGTCCCACGTAATCCGCTTGTTCTTCTGCCTCAGGTCTTCGCCGTAGGTTCCGAGACAGACCGTGTTCTCATCGTTCTCGATTGCGCCTTCCAGCGTATCGGAGTTGACGCTACCGAACAGTTCCTCGAACTTCTCCTCATCTTTAGTAGTGGCAACACTCATTATTACTTCTCTGAGTCTTTGTCTCGAAGTTCGTACAACGTCTTCACGAACTCCGTCATATCCTCGAAGCTACTCCGTTCGACCTTCTCGCCGTCGTAGTAGGCCGATTGATTGTCTCGAACCAAATCGAGGCAGTTGTCGCACAGTCCGTTCCGGGGGCCGGGAGTCTCGTTACCACAGACTTCGTAGTATTCACACTCCCAATCCTCCGGTCGGGGTTCAGCTCGGGTCTTGTGCTTCGTGTGGGTCGTATCGACGCCGAGCTTGTCCATCCAGTAGGAGATTGTCCCGGCGGAACAGCCGAGTTCGTCTCCCATCTCGGACTGGTCAAGCCCTTCGTCGTGGTACAACTCGTGGAGAACGTCGGCGTCCTTCCACGCTTCCTCCTCGGGGATTTCCGCCCCGAAGTCAGCGAGCGTACTCATTAGTGAAGCCTCCGTTCTTTGAACTCCTCGATGTGGATAGACTCGAACTGTTCCTCACCGTCCTCGTACCCCACGGAACACCACACGTAGGGATGCTCCGGGGACGGCCCGGCCTTCACGAGAACGCGACCGTAGCCTTCGAGGTCGTAGCCGCTTCCTTTTGATGGTGCTTTCATATCTTTTCCAGCTCCTTCTTGCCGCACTTGAAGCAGATGTAGCTCGCGTTCCCTTCGTCGTCGTATCTCAGTCCGAATACGATTCCGTGGGAACCGTTCTCCCGAGCCGATTCGCCGCACTCGGTACACGGCATTAGTCTACGACGCCGTGTTCATCGGGTTCATCCCCTCGTTGCCCTCCATCCAGAAGATAGGGAAGGGGTGAGTCGGGAGTAACAATTCGGGAGGACATACCGAAGCTAATTGCCTCGGGTTCAACTCCTGTTCTTTCGGAACGCGACACCTTACCACCAGCCCTCGAATCCCATCACTTGACGGGCGAGATTGTCGATTGAATCCCGACCGCTGAGGAAAAGGACGTTCGACACCATCTGCTTGATAGCATCGAGGCGGGGGAATCGGGCGTTCCGAACCTCCATCCACTTGTTCACCACCGACCGGATAGACCGGGCGGAGTCGTAGAACGCCGTCACCAGTTCAGCCGAGAACTGTCGGGCGAGGTTCCACGCTTCGAGCTGTTCGAGGTAGCGTCCGTGTAGTCCGTTGTTCATCTAAATAGTCACCTCCGGGGCGTGTTCGGGCCGAGTCGCGTTGATGCGGTACTCCCCGAACACTTCGAGCAGGATTGCTCGGTTGTTGTAGTCGGCGCGACCCCACGCTCGGTAGAGGTCGCCGTCCCACAGCGCCGAGAAGAAGTCACCGCCGTAGTGGGTGAAGTCCTCGGCCTTCTCCTCAGTCAGCGACTCCCACTCGCGGAGGTACTTCTTGACCTCCACGAGAGCGGAGTTGCGGGTCACGGCCTTGCCGTCGTCTCGCGTGCTTTCCATCGAGGTTACGTCGAACGAGCAGACCTCGATGAGTCGTTCGTCGGCTCCGGCCCACCGGAGTAGGCGTCGTTCGTGGTCGGTCAGGTCGGGCGTCGGGTCGGTGAAGTCGGTGAGTTCTGTCATTGTTTGTGTTCTCCTAAGACTCAGAGTAGTATCTATAAGTCTTTATCGGTTATCGCCACGGTGCGGCTTCCGGGTCGTTCCAATGCTCCGGGGGTTCATCCCGAATCGCCTCGGTGAACCACTCCGGCGGCTTCGTCCGGTTCATCAGCTTGTTGAACGCCCCGTCGATGACGTAGTACGACGCGGCTTCACTCGGTTCGGGGCCACGAACGGCGCGACCCACGGACTGCTGAACATCGAGGGAAGCGGATTCCATATACCACTTCCAGTCGTTCCGCTCATCGAGCAGGTAGGACACTCGGCTGTCCCCGAGGTACGGGTAGGGAACCTTCAGGAGAACCTGCCACCGGCAACGGTCGCCGTAGAGGTCAACGCCCTCCATCATCGACGGGGAGATGAGAATGTCCTTGTCGGAGTTAACCCACTCCTCAATCATCTCCTCCTTGTCCTTCTCTTGGTCTTGAACGATAGCGTTCTCACTCCCAAGAGACGCGCCAAGCTTCTCCGCTCGCTTGTAGGAGTTCGTGTGAATCAGTCCCTTTTCGCCCTCGTGGTGACTGTGAATCTCGTTGATAGTGCGAATCACCTTCGACCAGTTGCGGTCTTCGCCGTCTCCACTCATCGAGCCGACGATGGTGTTCGTGTGGATGAGTCGGTGTTCCTCGGGGAACGGCATCGTCCGGCTGATGAGCTTCGTAGAACCTTCGAGGCCAATCCGGTCGGCCCACTCTGCGATGTTCTCCCGGTAGGGAATCGTAGCCGACGAGATAACGCGCTTCCGACCACGGCTCCAAATGAACCGTTCGAGGAACTTGTCCACGTCCACCGGACTAACGACCATCTTCTTCTGGTGGGACTTCCCGAACTTGCTAACCGTCACAGTCCACGGTCGGTCTTCCTTCACTTCTCGGTGGCAGTATTCGACCTTCTTGATGAAGTCCTTACATTGGTCAACCTCTGCCTGTCGGTTCGGGTCTTCGTCGTGTCGGTCAACGAAGTTCGTCGCCCGGTCGTAGAGGCTGTTGAGGATGGGTGTAATGTCCTCGAACCGCTCGAAGTCCCACGAAATCCGGTCGCCCGTGTTCCGGTAGACCTCGTTCGGGAGAACCCACGGCGAGATAGTGAACCCCGCGAACAACGAAGCCACTTGGCTTTCGAGGCCGTGTCCTTCGTCCACAATCACGAGGTCGCGGTTATCGAAGGAAATCTGCGCCTCTTGAACCTGATTCACCATAATCGTCGTCGGGAGGTAGTTGTCCACGACGAGCATAGCGAACGTGAGCGCCGCTATGTCGGCGTCCATCGCTCGGGCCTTCGCTCGCCAGTAGGTACACCCGGCGATTGTTCGGCAGGACTCTCCCTCCGTCTCGTCGGCCAGCGTACAGTCCTTACAGTTGTCGCCGCTCGCCCCGCAGATGTAGTCCTGCCGGGACTTCAACATCGTGACGTATTCCTGAAGGTCAACGTCGTTGGCGAGCTGGTTTCGGAGTTGCTTCTGTGGGGTCGTGTAGAACGATTTGCCCCCGTCGATGCCGTAGAGCTTGTAGTTGAAGTGGTCTTCAATCCGGCTCTTGTTCTTAGCGAGGTGGGAAACCACCCGGCCAAGCGTCACGTTGATGGGAGACTTCCCAATCCCGGTGGGGCCGTCGATTACGACGTTCGTGTGACCGTCGATGAACAGGGCTTCGAGAGCATCCTTTAGGATTTCATCTTGGTAGTCACGGTATCCGGGGAAGGGGAACAGGTCGTCAGCGAGGTCGAACAGGTACTCGCGGAGGCCGTCCCGGTTCCTCGAATAGTTAGCTAACGGTTCTACTCTCTGGTTCTGGATTGCTGTTGTGGACATTTCTTAGAAGGTTCTGGTCAGCTCGTCACAGCCGGGGCGACCAACTCCCGACGACGCCCCAAAGTGGGGCGTTTCGCCGTTACCGCGTCGTGTAGATTTCCTCTCCGCGTTCCATGTCGTAGAGGGAAACAATCCCTCGATGTAGGTGAACACCGAGTTCGTAAGCGTCTCCGTCAGCCTCGAACTCCATCTGGAACCAATCGCCCTCGGTCTTAACGTAGACCTCAGGCCGATTCGGGAGAGCGTTCAGAATGTCCAGTACGTCCTCGCTCCGCATTTCGTTGCTCATTTTGTGGATTCTGCCATTCTCGGCGCTCTATGTTGATTATCTCCGATACATCCCGTCGCGGAGCGGATTTTCCACGACGCCGCCAGCAAGCCTTTCGACGGAGGGAGTAAAAATACTCGTAGTCGGCTTGCTCTATCTTCTCAATGTCTTCTCCTTCCATACTACCGTAAGTGACACCGCAGGTTGTTCGTCAGTAGTTACTACGTGGCGACAGCTCGCCGCCGAGTCCCGCTGGCTCCGCCCTCGGAACCGGGCACTTCGTCGGTTCGAGCGTCATTTGGTCAACCCCGTGCTTCGAGAGGGGTTCACCACACCGACCACACCGCTCGTCGTCTCGGGGCATTACGATTCTGCCTCGAACCAGAACTTCACCCCGACGCCCTTCCCGGTGAGGGTTGCGAACTTGAACTCGAACCCGAAGTCCGAGAGCGTGTTTCGCTCCGTGTTCATCAGGATGTGGGAGGACAGTTCGCCTTCCCCATCCCGCCACGGTTGGTGAGGAATCAGAATCATCTGAACGTCCCCCATCCGGCCTCGGCGGAGGTGACTCAGTTCACCGAACCGCTCAGGAAGCTCGTCGAGGATTTGTTCTTCGAGGGCGTCGTAGTCCACGTCCTCGGTCGTCGTCTCGTCGGTGCTGGTGCTGTCGGTCGTGCTGGTGGTCGTACTCATTGTAGGATTACTCGCTGGTTTCTCGCTCTCGTTCCCTCCGGGCGCAGATGTTATCGAGGAACAGCTTGAGCGAATACTCGGGAATCGGTCGGTCGGCGTTCTCCACGGCAACCCGTGGGCTGATTACCTCGAACGGCTCGCCGTCCGGGTCGTACATCCGCCACTCTCCTTGACCGAGAGCTTCGAGAGTGTACGTCACCGGGTCTTTCGAGGACAGCCGGATGTAGTAGTCGTACTCGTACCGGACTCCCTTCGAGTGAAGCGGCCCTTCGAGCAGTTGTATCGCTTCACCCAAATCCTCACGGGTTTCCTCGATGAAGCGGAGCTTCGTGATGATGTCGTTGTAGAACCCGGCGAGGGCGAGTTGCTGAACGGACTCCTGTTGGTCTTCCGGGTCGTTGTAGAACCGCTCACCACCCTCGTTGTAGAACCCCTCCTCGGCGTGATAGATTACACACCGCTGGTAATACTGAATCAGCTCGTGGTTCTCCACGGCGGCTTCAGCGATAGCCCACAGAGGGACTTCCTCGGGTAACTCCTCCGGGTCGTAGCCCGTGGTGCGTATCTCCTCCCCACCTTCCATCGCGTAGTCGTAGTATCGCTTTGCCGTTGCCTGTACCTCTCGGATGTAACTCTCGAATGAATCGTACTTGTTAGTCATAGTCTGATTACCGCCGGAGTCCCTTCATCGACGGGCAACCCGCCTCGATGTAGCTGAACAGAGCGCAGGTGTAGAAGTCCTGCTTGAACCGCCACGGAGTGTGGGGGTGGTTCACCATCGCTTCCATCTCGTAGAACAGCGTCGGGGTGACGCTGGCCGTGAGCTGGTTCTCGCTCGTTCTGTTAGCGACTTCCAGAATCTCCTCAACGTCACGAGTCTCCCCGGTCGCATCGAGGTAGAACAGAAGCGCGTCGTTCACGAACTGACTGACGCTCCGCCACTTCGCGCTCCGAATCGCCGTCTCGGTCACGTAGTTCTTGACCTTATCGTTGACCGTGACGGGAACCGACGCCGTTCGGTTCTCATCGGTCGTCTTGAACTTGTAGGTGACTGCTTCGCTCGGGGTGTGGTCGTCGTACAGTTCAGCGTCGGCTTCCGTTGCGGTGTTTGCGGCCATAGTAGACTCGTTGTTTGCTCCTCCGCCTTTCCGTGGCTGGCATCATCAGACTACCCGAACCACCGGGTAGTGACACCCCTCGATGGGGTGTTTCGCCATTAGAATATCTCAGGTCGAACTACCTCGAACACGATTATCGCAATCCAGAGAACGAAGGACGCAAGAAGAACCTCAGCAGGAATCATACCGGGACAGCGGCCCCGCCGCCACCCCGTCGCTTGAAGAACTCTCGTAGGAGGTCTACCACAGTTCCACCCCCGGAGTGTCCACGTACAGCGGGCCGATTAGTTCGGCCACCTCGCTGAAGTTCTCGGGTTTCACGATGAAGCCCCGCCAAGCGAGACTGAACTTCCCGAGGTCGCGCTCCTTCAGCTCGTCGTCCAAGACTCGGCAGATGTGTTCGTTGTAGAGCCGGGGAACCACGAAGAACCCCTGAGGGAACTGTTCTATCTGGAAGGTCGTCGGCTTCTCCTTCACGAGTGAACCCCACAGGTGGGTCTTCTCCGGGTCGCCGCCGTGTTGGGAAACCCACATCTGAGTCACGAGGCTCCGGTAGCGTTCGTGGGTGTGGAGGGCTTCGACGTTCCTCGGTTCCTTCAACACATCGAGGGTGTCTATCTCATCGAGGTGGTGCTTGAGGTCGTCCACCACGAGGGCCTTTGCGATGTTCTGGTTCAGCTCCCTCATCGTCCCGTAGAGGGTGTCCGACGCCCATCCATCCTCCACGGTCTGCTCGATTGTCTCCGGGTCGAGAACGAACCGCCGGTAGTAGCCCCACACCTTCCCACCGACCGACTCGTAATACTGCTCGATGCGTCCGAACTCCGTCTCCCACACCTTCGGGTCGTCGTTAGCGGCCTCGAAGTCGGGGCGGTTCTCGTAAATCGTCTTGCTCTTGCCGTTGAAGATTTCCCGAATCCAGAAGTCGTCGTAGAGGGGCTTCGGGTCGTCCGGGTCAGTCAGTTGACCGGCCTTCCACACCGGATGAACCGGGTCGTCGGGCTTCAGGGTCGTCGTTCCGACGTGTTTGTTCTTCTTGAGTTCGACTAACGATTCTCCGGCCTTCGTCTCGATAGCAGTTGGAACGCTCATTTTGAGTCTTTAAATCATTCGCCGCGCCGCCATTCCACCAACGAACTTCTGGTGGTGCTGTCCACAGAGGATGAACCGCGCCGTGTCGTCCTCCGCAATCCGCGTTCCCTGATACGGGCAGGGGTCGTCGTCGGTCGCTACTTCTCGTCCGTGGTGGCACATCTCGTCGCCGTGGTAGTGTTCAAAGTCAACCATTAGTGAGTCTCCGCGTAGTGTTGTTCGTGGGTCTTTGCGCTGAACATCGGGAGTTTGTCCTGCCACCACCGCTTCCAGAGACAACGGAAGTTCGAGCAACGGACTCCGTAGGAGCGTTCTTCGACCGTTGAATCGCAGGCAGGGCAGTTCTCCGGGTAGTCGTCGTGTGGTTCCATTACTGAGTGACCTCCTTCGCACAACTCCGGCAGTAGTATCGCTTGTCTGAATCGCTCGGGAAAGCAATTCGCCACTCTCCCGTCTCCTTATCCCGAGTAACAGGAGTTCCGTTCAGTCGGGGGCCGCTACATCTCTCGCACTCTAAGGCCACGTTCCACCTCGAAACTCGATGAAGCGGTCTTCGTCGTGGTCGTAGTAGCCTCGGAGTTGTCGGTGACAGTCGTTACATCGCCACTTCGCCCGCTTTCCCCGACCGACCAGCCAGCGTCGGTCTTTATGCTTACACATTGATGGTTAGTTCCTGAATCTCGCTCGTTCGGAACGGCTTGCTCGGGTCTTGTCCCTGAACGGTGGACTCGATAACGACCTCCGCGACCTTCTCGTGGGGATAGTCTTTAGCGAACACTCCGGAGTCTTCGAGCCTCGATGCGACTTCCCGCCGTGTTTCGAGCGGGAGTTTGTTCGGCTTGAGGTGGAACATATGTCCACCACGGGAGTCGTTCTTCGGCCTTGCTACTACGTCGTGGGTCTTGGTGTGGGTGACACTCATCGTTCGTTCAGGGTGAACCGCGTCTCGTACTGTTCGACCGGGAGAAGCGAGCCGTTCTCGTAGAGGTTCATCAACTCCACGAACAGCCACCGGGGGTAGTCCACCTCCTTCGTGTTGTTGAGGCTAACTACGGGGGTTCCCCCTACGGAGAGGGTAGCCCATTCCATCCCCTCCTCGATGTAGTAATCCTCTACGTCATCGAACTCAATTTGAAGTCCATCGGGGATGTTCAGGACGTAGCCGGTATCCATCGAGGCTATCAGCTTGGTGTGTCCATCGGAGCGGTACGTGTCGCTGACCTGTTCCAGAATCTCACTCATCGGTTCTTGGGGTGGAAGATGTGGTTCTCGGGGTAGTCTCGGTCAGCCGACCATCCGAAGGACTTGAGCCAAACGCTCAGACAGCTCTCACAGAGGTAGACTGTCATATAGCCCCCGGCGAGTCCTCCGGTGTAGTCGCTCAGCACTCCTTTGTCCCGACCTCCCCGGTTACACTCCGGGCAACGGTCGTCGTGGTGGTATCCCTCGAAGTGAATCCCCGAAGGCATCGACCGGAAGGGGTTGTCGTCCGAAGCGTGAGGCATCTCGAAGACCTCGGTATCCACGCCCCACGTTTCCACGAGGGCTTCCCGTCGCTCGATTCCGATTAACTCTCTATCACCGTCGCTGTCGTTGGTTTCAACACTCATTATTGTCTCTCCGAGTCTTTAGACCGAACCGACGACCGTAATCTCGCCACTCTCGATAGCGGCGTCCAACTCCATCGAGTCCATCCAGACCTTCGAGCAGTCCTCACAGAACGCCTCCGCTCCGTAGGTTCCTCGGTCGGTCACTACGTGGTCGTGGTCACAGACCTCGTTCTGGTAGTGGAATTTCTCCTCGCGGAGTTCGTCGATTCGTTCTTCGACGGCCCAATGAAGGCCATTTCGGATGGAAGCCTCGATTTCGGCCTCGTTGACGCCGTTCTCGTAGGCATCCTTAATCTCTCCCGGCGTTGCCTCGACGGTGAACTCGACAGTCACCGTTCCCCACTTCTCTCCGGTGTATTCCTCACATCGGAGCTTCGAGCCGCCACGGGAGCCGTGCTTCATCTCCCACTTGCCACGGGAGTAGGGAACGACCTGCCAATCCGGGGAACAGGAATACTTCGCCATCCCCTCGATGTGTCCCTTATGGTCGTAGGTTTTCAGGGTGACGTGGGGGAGTTTCACCCGGAGATGCTTCATATCCCTCGGGTACATCTCGAACCACCGACCCATCAGGCGGGCCTTCCGAAGCTTCTTCCACGCTTCTTCGTCGTTGGCGTGGAATCGGTAGTGGTAGTCTCGACCGTCCGGGTTCCCCATCCAGTCCTCGGGGTACTCTCGCCACGTCATTACTCGTCGTCCTCCGGTAACAGGTCGCCGTACTTCGTCTTGCTACGCTTGCTTCTCCGCTCGGCTTTCTCGATGCTTTCCAGCTCGTCCTCGCTGAGGGTATCTTCCAGAGTCGTCATTAGGCTTCGACCTCCTCGATGGGGAGAACCAGCGGCTCGTTCTCGGTGTCTATCGGGTCTTCCGACCAGAAGAACACACCAAACGTTTCCTCGTCGTACTGATGGAGGTCGTAGGCTTCGGTGTAGTTCTCATCGTCGTCAAACGACTCGTTGAACGCCACGACCGCTTCCTCCTCAGTCTCCGCAGTAACGGTGATTTCGTAGCGGTTCTCCTGTTCGGGGTGGTCAGTTAGTCCAAGTATTCCCATCTCTCACTCCACGATGTAGTGGCCGTTCGGCGTCTCGTAGACCGTTCCGGGCTTCACGTAGTCGTCGTCCTCTGCCATTACCTCGTCAACCGCGATTTCGAGAATGTTCATTAGTATCCTGCCTCGTAGACCGCTTCCGCTTGCTCGAACGCCGATTCCTTAGCGTCGGTGAACACCTCTATCTCCACCACAGCACGGGGATAGCCCTCGGTGTCCACGTTGAAGTTCTCGTAGAGAATCCAGCGGCCATCGAGGTCTTCTTCGAGAAGGTCGCAGGCCGCGAAGATTGCTTCCACGTCGTCGCTTTCGTCCACGGCGTACTCCGTGGCGAACACGTCCAAGTCCTCCTTCAGCCGCTCGATGATGTGTTCTTCCAGACTCATCCCTTGATGATTTGGAGGCCCTTGTTCGCTTCGAGGACGTGTTCCGCCGCTTCCTTCGTGGGGAAGGACTCGATAATGTCGAACTGAACGCCGGTCTTTCCTACGTCGAAGTACGGTTCTGTCGGGTCGATTAGGTGGTATTCGTTCATACTGTTATCAGCTCAGGCTTCGCTTCGTGGTTCGGTTCTGCCGTAGGAGCCAAGCTCAGTTTGGGGCCGCTCGGCTCCCTCGTTACCATCACGGCTCCCGCCGCTGGTGGGTCGTCGTCGTCGCCCCCTCCGCCTCGTGGATTGATTTCGAGAAGCGGATTCGCGTTGCTCTCGTCGTCGTCGCTCCCATCGTTCTCGGCGGATTGTTTGGGCAAGAATGTCACCACTCAAAGGTGTGCCACTTTCTCCATCGGGTCGTTGAAGCCGTCCAGTTCGTCCATATCGAAGCCGGGAGTGTCTCGGTCGTCGTAACTTGCCGCGTCGTTCATCTCGGGGTCGTGGAAGTCGGGATAGTAGTTGTCGTACATCGTTCTCGTTAGAGGTCGTTCAGGGCGTTTTCCAGCTCGCGGTCGAACAGAGCAACCAGTTGCTCGATGTATTGTCCGTCTCGGGGAATCGGCTCTCGCATCTCCCCGTCGATGCCTCGAATCAGGTAGGAGTCGTCGCTCGGGATTACCTCGATGCCGCCCCACCAGATTTCGTCGTCGTAGAACTTCGCCACCGAAGCCCGGCGGAGTCGAAGCACGTAGTCTCCGACCTTCCGTTCGAGGTCGGGTTCGCTTAGGTCGATACGTCGGTCGTTGCTTGTCGCTGTTGCTACTGCCATAGGTGTCACTCGGTAGTATGGACTACCGGAAGCCCCGCTACGGAGTCGAACCGTAGTTCCCGCCACTCGGGGCAAAGGGTTAGAGTTGCTTACTTGAGTCTTTAGAGTCTATGGAATCCACGCCTCCGGTCGGCTCTCTCGGCTCGTTCGAGGTCACAGTACCAGCAGTTACACTCCGGGTTGAACGAATGTGGTTTCTTCATTTGGGGTTACTCGCATCGAGTCGTTGTCCCCGAGAAAGGTCTTCACTCTCAAAGACAACGTTGCGTTATTAAGTCTTTGCGGTTCACATCCACGCTCCGGTATAGGCCGCTCCGCGACCTTCCCGAACCTTTCGCTCGCGTTCCTTCCGTCGTTCCTCCTGCGTTCGGAGGGTCTTGAGTTTCTTACCAGTCCCCCAGTAGGTCGAAACGATGTATTCGCTCTTGGGGTCAATCACGACCGTCATTACCGCTCCGCTCCACTTCGTTTCCAGCAGGACGTTTCCGCTGTGTCCCTGATAGGCGTCTCCCTCCTCGATGGCTTGGTCTATCGCTTCCATCGGAATCCGTCGCTCGCGTCGTCGGTTCCCACCGTGGGAACTGGGGTTGTAGTCGTAACTCGATGCGTCTCTGCTGAATTGAATCTCGTTCATCGTTGTCACTCGCTGTCGTGGTAATCGGAGTAGCGCCGCCGGTACTTCTCGGCCTTCTTCCGTCGCTCGATTTCCTCATCACTCAGGCCGGAGCCTTCGTATTCCTCAGGCTCCGACGTTTTCTCGTGATGGGGATGAATCTCACTCGGGTCGGGAGTCCATCCCATAAACTCGGCCAGTTCCTCACCTTTCAGGAGTTCTCCCTCGCGTTTTTCCTCAACTACCGCTCCGAAGGCTCGATGCCTCTGGTCGATTTTGAGGTCAGCTCGGTGGCTCCATTGGTTCTGTTCCTCACGCTCCGAGGTTCGGACAGTCCCAAGTCTCGGTGAGAACATTACTCGCTATCCTCACTATCCGCCGCGTTCAGCGCCGCTAACTTGTCCATCTCCCTCCGGTAATCCTCGTCGCTCAGAGGGTTGGTCAGACTACCAGCGCCGCCGCTACGTCGTGGATACTCTCGTCCCATAGGTGTCACTCACGGTAGCCGTTGCTACCGAAGGCCCTTCCGGGGAGTCGAACCCCGGTGTCGCCACTAAGGGTTAATGAAGCGTCTTTGAGTCTTTGCGCCTTACTCGGAGTTTTCGAGCAACTGCTGAAGGAGTGCGTCCTTCTCGCGCTGGCTCATCTCACTCACGTCGGGAACCTCCGGCTCGGGAAGTTCGACGTGTTCCTCGTAGTCCTCGTAGTTGATACTAACCTCATTCTCCACGATGAACTGAAGGAACGTCTCCCCGAGGTTGTTCCCGATACCCTTCACTTCCGTAGGGTCGAAAAGGTCGTCGGGGAGGTCGAGGCCGGTGTCACTCTCGCCGTCGCTACCGCTACCGCCGTTGTTCTTATCGCTCGTTTCCGCCGTCTCATCGACTTCGACTTCTCCGAAGTAGTCACTCAGAAGGGTCTTGAGGCGTTCCTCGGCTTCCTCGTAAGTCGGGACGCTCCCGACCTCGAAGCCATCCGCCGCCTCTTGACGACCTTCACTTGCCACTACCGGGACAATCGGCTCCCCGTCGCTGTTGATGGGAACCATCACGGTGTCACTTGCCTCGATGATTTCCTGACTGAGCAGTAGCTCACGCTGGAACTCATCGACCTCACCGAGAGGCTTCACACCGAATCCGCCGTTTTCCTCCTCTAAGGAGGCGTACTTGCCACTAAAGGCGTTGTAGTCGTTGGCGGTGTAGTCGGTGGACAGGAAGAACGCCCTCCCGAGAGAGCCGTCGCTATCGTTTGCTTCGCACGGCTCAATCAGGTTCACATTCCGGGGCGCTTCACACCACTTAGCGATGTCACTCTCGCCGCCCTTCTTCACAGAATCCTCTCCGAACGCCTTACGCACTTCGTGGGCAAGGCTCACGATGGAGTGGTCGTCCTTCTGAAGAAGGTCGTAGAGGTCGCTAACAGGGTTAGCGCCGAGGGTGTTCACCGTGTTCTCAACGAAGTCGCCGTCGCTGTTGACTTTCACAGACATAGTTCGTTGGGTGTCACTTAGTGCTACTTTCCGAGGGGGAAGCACCAAACCCCCCATTCCGACAAATCGGAGTGAGAATTGTTCTCACTCACGACTGTCGTGGTTTGCTTAGCGAGGGTCTTAGACCCTCAAAGCACTACCCGTCAATCGGGTTCAGCTTACGCTGGAACCTTTACGTCTATCCTTCCCCGCCCCTTACGGGACGGGCCGAACATACTAACGAGCGTTTTAAACGTGACACTCATCCCTCAAAGCCGACTGCTATACGCTACGCTGTGCGAACGTTTCGCTATGCGAGTTTCAAGCCTCAAAGAGTCTTTCGCGTTATTCGCTATGAGCATTTGCTCTTGACTACTACGTACTTCTCCCTACGAACCTGTTTTATGGCATAGACTTTCAGTCCATAGGCTAAGCACCTATTGTTTTAACCGCAACCGCAACCGAAAGTGGGCGGGATTCACGTTTCCATAGATGTATCTAATACATCCGGTTCGACAGTTTCGAGACGTTAATCGCTCGATGTGTCTATTTTCGTCACTCTTTGCCCTAAGGGTCGCTCTTTGTCCGGGCCATACTCCCCCTGTTACCTGAAAATACACACCGAAACACCGTGTTTCGGTTTCCGACCGACATACCGGGGCGGGGCCGCTTTCGCGGGCCGTCCCGTTCGGGCCGTACTTCAAACGTAACACCGGGAAAGGCGTTTGGGGCCGCGCTATGCTACCTTTGAGGTTATCGCCGGACTCACGCGGGGCCTTTCCTTTGTCGTATCAGGGGCGGGGCCGGTTTCACGGTTACAAACCGTTTCGCCGGGCCGCCCCCTCTTTCCCGCCCCGGCCCCTAAGGGCCGGTAAATCTCCCCCGTACTAAGACGGGCCTATGTGGTTTAGGGCCGTTTCGGGACGCTTTCGGGTTATCTCCCCGTCTCTCGGGGAATTGTCGGTTAATCCGACGTTTCCGTACTAACGAACCTACTAAGAATCCCGGCCCCGGTATCCACACCGGGGTTTCCGGCCCCTAAGGGCCGTTTCACCGTGAAAGACGGGCCGTTTCCGGCCCCGTCTCCTACATTCCGTAAGGGTCAATTCGGCGTTTGTTCCGTCTCTCGGGGCGGCCCGTAACAGGGGCCGAAACCCGAGAGAACTACCAAACACGTACTTACCCGCCCCCGACCGTTCGGGGGGAGATTAGCGGTAATTCCGTTTGAAGGTGGCAACGTACTAACGGAAACATCCAACGGGGGGCGCATATGGCAACGCCCCCGGAAAGCGGGACTTAAACCGCTTTTCCGGTGTTTCCGGGCCTTTTACGCCGGGGAGTGTATCCCCCGGCCCATTTCAGGGGGCCGCCGTCCCGGTTAACATCAAACCGGGGCGGGCCGCCTTTCGCCGGGCGACATTCAACCAGAATACCCGGTTTCATATAAACCCGTCGATTTGGATTAGTATATAAAGACGGGAAACACCGGAAACGCCGAACGTGAAGGGTACAAGCCTCGATGCGGTAAAACACGGAAAACACAAAAGAGGGAGATATACCCGATTATGGGATAGGGTAGGGGGGCCGAACGGGACGGACACACCGGGACACACCAAAAAGACGGGACACACCGGGACGGACACACAAGAAACGGGCCGTAGTTGCCTTTCCCGGCGTTTTCAGGGGCCGGGGGATACCGGGATACGGCCCGTATGGACACACCGGGGAGACGGACATACGGCCCCCGCGCGGGACGAGAGACGGGACGGGACGGGCCGGGCCGGGCCGGGACGAGAGACGGCCCCAGTAGGGACGGACACACCGGGGCCGGGGCCGGGGCCGGGGCCGGGGCCGGGACGGGGGCCGACCGGGACACATCAGCAGGCAGGCGGGACGCCCGCGCGTAGGGCGGCCAACAACGCCAATATCCGAGGGTACAAGCCCCAACGAAGGGGCGGGGACGGCCCCCGGTTAGAACATTAAGGTACATTCCGCACACGAGCTTTAGT